TTACGCCAGTTTTAAACCAGCCTGATTTCCTCCTTGTGTCGTATTTGTGTCGCTAGCGCCAAAAATGGCGTCAATTTTCCGTGCGTGTTCGGTCAGGTGGTTCGGCGCCAGGTGAGCATAACGACGCACCATCTCGATGCTCTCCCATCCTCCCATTTCCTGTAGTACAGAAAGCGGGACGCCGGACTGAATTAGCCAGCTCGCCCAGGTGTGCCGGAGGTCGTGAAAACGGAAATCCTCGATCCCCGCTTTTTTCAACCCGGCGCGCCAGGCGTTATTGTCATCCACCCGCATTTTTCTAACTGCGGGCGTCAGTGTCCCATCAGGTCGATGCTTTGCCGTCGTGTGAACAAACACCCATCGGGAGTGCTTCCCTATCTGATCCCTTAATACCCTGCATGCGGTATCATTCAGAGCTACGCCAATCGCCTTGCCCGCTTTTGCGTTCTCCGGATTTACCCATGCAACCTTTCTCTGCATATCGACCTGCTGCCACTCAAGCCCGATGATGTTTGAGCGGCGCAGGCCGGTTGCCAGTGCAAATATCACCACTGGCTTAATGCTCTCCGGCATGCACTCGATCAACCGCTCAGCTTCTTCTCTGGTCAGCCACCGTATCCGCTTACTTATCGGCTTGCGGGTTTTGATAACAGGAGCTGTTTTTATCCAGCCCCAGTCATTCGCCGCGGCCCTGAGAAGCGAGCGAATGAAGGAAAGGTGTTGCGCCTTCGTCGCCTGCGAAACCTGCCGTGGTTTGTACTCCGGAACAGGCTTGCCCTTCCTCAGCGCGGCATCACGCTTACTCTCCCACACCTGCAGGTGTTTACGGTTGATCATCCCGTTAACGGCTTCATGAACTTCCTCCGCCGTTATCTTCGAGACATCACGGCCGGAAAAATGCTGCAGCCAAAACTCAATTTTGGTTTTGTCATCATCCAGCGATCGCTTATGGTCCTTTTCCCGCAGCCACCGGATGCAGCATTCTTCGAAGGTTCTGACGGGCAGATCGCCGATCTGGTCAACCCGCCACGCTTCCGCCTTCAGCTTGTCGTGGAGCTCCTGAGCCTGCTTTTTGTCCCCCGTGCCAAGAGATCGCCTAACTCTTTTTCCTGACGGCGTAAAGAAATGACAGTGCCACACGCCGCCCCTGAGGGTGATTGACATAAAACTTCTCCTTTATGTTCACCCGCGTTCGCGATGACAGGATCGCGCGGGGTTTTCAAATATGCAATACAAGCTGCTTCGGTCGTTCTGTACTTGTTGCCGACCTTGCGGCCGGCGAGCTCCCCAGACTCAATCAGGCGGTAGATCACCCGCGCCGACACGATGAGCAAATCGGCGGCCTGCTGTGCTGTAATCGGTCTATCAGACGCCATATTCCCTCCCGGTTACGCCGCCCGCTGCGAGCGCAGTTTCTTAATGTGTTCGCTCTGCTCCAGATCTGCCTTTATCTGCTGGGCCTCTTCGTGAGAGAGCGGCTCGAAATCATTATTAAAGCGGTCTATGCTTGCTGTGTTGATCCGCCCCTGGCGCCAGTAGCGAACCACCTTAGCGTCACTGCCGGCGACAATTACCGGCCATCCGTGGCAATCAGCAAAGACCTGGCCTCTCTGAATTAACTTGAACATCACGACCTCCGATGCTTACCGCGTAATTCCTCTTCTTCCTGACAGTCAGCACAGCGCTGGCATCCCGCCACCAGTTCCCGGCGCCGCTCGGGTATCTCTTCCCCGCAGTCGCGGCAGTGAGTAGCTGAAACCGCCGCATGGTTGATGCGACATTTCGCAATGGCGGCTTCCCGCTGGAGTTCCGCTAACTCGTTGGCCTGATCGATGATTTCTGCGCTCATGCTGCTGACCCCTTCACGAAAATTATCCAGTGCGTTTTATCTGCCTTCCCGGTGCGTTGCCAGATAGCTGGCTTTTCGCCAGTGAGCGCGAGAATCTGGCTCACTGGTATCTGGGTTTCGTTCCATTTGAAGATGAGAACGCCGTGTGGCCGCAGCACTCTGAACGCTTCTTTAAAACCCGCACGCAGGTCATCGCGCCAGGTGTCTTTGTTCAGGCGACCGTATTTCTTACCCATCCAGGCGTTTTCGCCCACTCGTTCAAGATGAGGAGGGTCAAACACGACAATGGGGAAAGAGGCGTCAGCGAACGGCAGCGCGCGGAAGTCGGCGATAATGTCCGGGCTGATAACCAGGCTGCGTCCGTCGCAAAGTTTGTGCTGCTCAGCACGGATATCACTGAATACAGCGCGCTCGTCCTGTTTGTCGAACCAGAACATGCGGGACCCACAGCACATGTCGAGAATGGTTTGATCTGTCATGCTGCACCGCCTTTGACGCGGGAGATTGCGTCATCAGCCCTCTGCACTTCCGGATGCTCGTCATAATCCGGAAGATAGCGACGAGCGACAGCAGCCAGGGAAACCAGCGCCGCCAGAAGTTCGTCGCGCTGCCCGGCGACTTTCGCATGCTCAAGCGCTGCGTTTTCCTGCTGGGCTTTGTGCTTCTTGTAAGCCTCGTATGCGTGCCAGCTCTGGCCTTTTCGAACGCTCTCGCTGATTTCCGCTACCTGCTCAGGAGTTAGCACCGTCAGAGGTTGAGCCGGGTAGATCATCACCTGTCCCGCATCCCAGTCGAAGCCTGCGTGAATAGCCTCGACCTCGACGGATGGCGACGGCCCGATGCTGCCGGGCGAATGGACGAGAATTGTAATCTCGGGATCGCGCCGCTGGGTCAGAGGGTTAGACCAGAGGCGGGCTACCAATTCAGTGAATTTGGAGAATTTCATGCTGCACCTGCCTTGTCTTCATCCATTTTCCAGGCCGTGGCAAGAGCGCTAGTCACCTGGTGGAAGCTATGTTTTACTGCCACCTTCCCGTGGTCGCCGGTTGGCGAAACCAGTTCGATTGTGGTCAGCTCTCCGCCGCTTTCAGCGTCTGGGTAAAACTGCGCGACGTCGTTGGTTTCGACGATCACAGACCCGGATGGGGTATACATTTTCAGCTTCATGATTCCACTCCATACCGCCCATTCATGCGGCCAATAACACTGACAAATTTCACCAGGCTGACACCCATCGGCTTTACCTTCTCGTAGTGCTTGCGAAGGATAGGGGGGCATACAGCGTTCCACTTCGGTTTAGGCTTTACGTTCATCGCTTTGGTTATCTCTTCTGCGCAGCGACGAGCCTGGGCGCGGAGAGCGTTTTCTTTTTCTTCAGGCGTCATGCTGCCTCCCGCTTCTTATTGAGGTGGGGTGCATTCGAAAGGAAAACGGCCCTTGCAAAGCCCAGGGGAGTAGCACTGCGAATGTTGGCGCGCTCGTCGCTGGGTGGGCATTCGTGAATTCGGTTGTCCGGATACCAGTCAGTCACCAATCCGGCAAAGGACGTCCCGGATATGGCCTCGATCGCCTTTTTCTTCGGCATCATGCGGCCGCAGGCCAGCTTCACGGCGTCGATAGCCGCTTCAACCATCGGGTGCATATTCTCTGCCGGCGCCTTGAAGCCGTTACCCGTCCAGAGGCATGTCTGCTTCGTGTAGTTGTCATCCGCGCACAGACCAGTGAACTGGTACGGATGGAACGTGTAATCGGCAGAGCCGAAGATGCTACTGAACACGCTCACCGGGTTTTCGAATGCCCACGGGCAGCCGGCCGCCAAGCCAACCATCCGGCATTGCTCAGCGACCAGCGCGGCTTTACCTTGGAAATGCGGGTCTTTGGCGCGCTTGGACTCGAACCAACGGGACCCGGAAACAGCCACGTCCGTGCATGGTGGGAAGCCGATGACGATGACGACGTTCTCAGAGCGGATGATCTGAGATAGCCGCGGCATCGCCTCAAGGATGGTTTCCGATATGCGCTCAACAGGACCGTCGATCGAAGTTTCAAGGTGCTGCGGGTCCACCAGGACGGCGCGATAACCTGCTTCGACCCATGGCTCAGCCATGACGCCAGTGATATCGCACAGGCAGATAATGGTTCCCTTGCTCATGCTGCCTCCGTCTTCACAACGTCAATGGCGCAGCCAGGTATCAGCTCAACTGAAGCGGTGGCGCACTGGTTGCCCCAGTGGCTCCAGCCTGGCGCAGCGCTGCGACTGAATAACTCAATCCGCGGCACGTCGCCGTAGAGCAGCTCCAGGCGGTGGCGAACTTCCCACGGTTTCTCGCTATGAGCGCCGAGGGGGCTATAGACCACCTGCTTAATGCCGGCGTGCTTACGTTCCAGCCCGGCGCCGCGGGTGGCGATCAGCACGTCTTCCGTGTTGGCGCGGGTGTAGTTTCCACCGTTCATGCGTGTCTCGGCATTCAGCAGGTCGAGGAAGTCGTAAAAGTTGGTCACATCGCCCTCTTCCAGAGCCTTGGTAATGCGCAGTTCGGCCAGCTGGTTCAACTTCACCCAGGTGAAGCCCTTCATCGTGCGAACCGTAAAGCCCCAGGCTTCGGCCAACTCGATTGCCTCCTGGTTGTGGGTGCCGGTGTACCACATCGCCAATACGGCGTTATCCGCGGCGAGCTCCCATACTGGGAGCCGCTTCATATCGAGCAAGCTCATGGTGGGGTAGTGATCGACGGCGGCGCCGTTGCTGATCGTGTTCCCGTAAGACCAGGCCGGGTCGGCATAGATAAGTGAGTAGCGGGTCATAGGACTGACTCCATTTCATCAATATAGAGGCCAGATGCGATAAGCCGGCGGCGCCGGGCCGCTTTATCAATACATTTCTGGCGGTTGCCAGAGGCGGCCTGAGCTATCGATCGCTTAGTGAACAGGCGAGTTTTACCCTGCGGGGTAATGACCTTTGGCCTTGTGATCAGGTCAAAGGTGCGATCACAGATGCCGTCCTCGTTGAGCCAGGTTTCCGATGCGATCAGCTGCGCAATGCGGCCTTCTCCCCTGGTTATGCCGTTCGCTACTCGGTTAAATTCGACGAGCGTCACGCCGAACTTCTCAGCTATTTCGCTGCCAGTTACAGGGCGGCCGCGCGTCTGAATCATCCAGATCACGCGCTCGCGAAGGCCGGAGAATTTCCCTGCTTTGCCGGGCCTGCGGTAAAATGGAGTGCGTTTCATTTCCACTGCTCCCCGAAGGTGAACCCGATCTCCGCCAGCGATTCATCCATCTTGCTGATGAACTCGGGCACCATTTCGTTGAAGTCGGACATGTATTTGTCGTCGCGCTCAACAACCACATGATGAATGCCTTCTCGCTTCATGCGAGGGTCATAATTCGCGAAATACCAGGCATCCTTGCCGGTTACCCACATGCTGAATTGCACCTGGGCCATGTAGGCGGATTTGATAGCCTCGAAGCCGCCAAGCCGGAATTTCATGAAGTCGCGAGAGGTGAAAGGGCACTTCAGCTCAAGGCCGCGACCATCACTGCACAGGCCATCAGGTGAGCAGGCGGTGCGCATACCTTCGTCACGGAAAAGGATCGGCGACTCGGTTACTTGCACGTCGGTGGTGAACTCAAACAGGGTGCGAGCGTCGGCCTCATACTGTTTCCCCCAGGCCAGCGCCTTGGCGTTAACTTCCGGCGCCACGCCGGTGCACACTTCGGCAAGGAGCGTAAGGAAGTAGGACATCTTCATATCAGTCCATTTCTTGCCTGACTTAGGCTTAGAAATGACGTTGTGAACTTCCGAGGCAGTGATCACGCCGAGGCGTAAGCGGTGCCAGGATTCATCTCCCTGTTCAACGCGGGTAACGTCAATGCCAGTTCGTTCGAGGATAATTTCTGGTGTCATGCTGCCACCTGCGCTTTTTTCTGGAGGAAGCTAAAGCCTTTCTGCGCTTCTTCTTCGGTGAGCTGTGACGCCTGTAAAATGTCACGCTTGAAGATGTTGCTGCACAGAGGCAGGAAGTCCTGCTCCCAGTCCTTATTCAGGGACGTCAGGAGGTCGGTAATTGCCTGCAGCGTTTCCTCACTGGCCACCAGGGGGATCGCCTCGGTCGTGCTGCGCGGCGTCACGTCACGCGCATCCACTTCCAGCGTTTTACCTTCCATCTCTTCGGCGGTGGGCTGCTGTCCAATTTCAGGCCACGCCTTACGCAGAGCCTGAGCCTCGGCACACTTCGCCAACTGGCCGTAAGGGCGCTTTTTCCACATTGCGTTTGGCGCGGTAGTGTCGCGGCCGGCGGTGGCATAGTTCTCAACCCAGTATTCTTTCGCGCTGAATTCGACGATCTCCCCGCTCGGCATGCGCTTGCTGACTGTGTACTTGCACCATTGAGGTACGGTCACTTCAATACCGGTAAGCGTCAGAGTGACGTCCGGGCCGAACTCTGGTTCTTTTGCGCCAGCGTAATCACCGGAGCGATCGGCCTGAATCCGATAAAGCCCGATGCCAGGCATAACCACATCGCGCCACTCGCTTTTCCCCGACTTCGAGTCCTTAACGCTCATCGGCACCAGATGAACGGGCTTCAGAAGCGGATCGAGGTTTCTGGCCCGGCAGTAGTCCAGTGCCATCATCACCGACTCATCCTTGGCGCCAGGGTAAATACTGTTTTTGAGGGCGCTCCAGGTAGCGCCGTCAATGCCTCGCTCAGCAAGAGAGCTGGCTGTAATCACAAGTTCGTTAGCCATTGCTATTCCCCAAAGTTAAAACGGGCAGCCGGTGCGGTGATCCCAGTCGTATTCCGCCTGGGCGTAAGCTACTGCCGAAATGAGATCGTTATATGCCTCGCCAGCTGCATCGCTGCGGAGGCCTTCGTATGGGCTTTTGTCCATCGGCACAGAGAAGCGGAACAGGCCTGACGGCTCTTTCGGCAGCGCGTCGATAATTTCCTGCGCCCGATCGTCAATCCACTTTTGCTTCTCTTCGGTGAGCGTTTGCTCGGCCCACTTACGCTCTTCGATCACGTCGTATGCGCGGTATGCGTTCATAGCTCGCTCCTGAAATTTGGTTGTAAGAATCCCGGCACCGTAATGGCTGCCTGATAGCTCAGTTAAATTCTTCGTTTCGATTACCGGCTGAGACCTTGTCCCAACCCGTTCAGATAAACTTCAACCAGCAAGTCGGTTGTGTAAGTCCGCTCAATCCCGCGATGCAGGTACAGGCGGCCGCGTTTATTTGCTGATGCTGTCCAGGTGCTTTCCCGATGCTTAACGAGCATCCCTGGGAGAACGGCTCCGCGGTTAACGGTCTGTGTCCCGTAATGATGACTAACCATTGAACACCCCCGTGAAATGCATAATTTCGACAGCCAGACCAGCCCAGAAAACCACACCAATGGCCAGCGCGATAACCAGTGAACGAATGCCGTTTCTGCTCATACCGCACCCCAGCACTGAACGCTTACGAATGCGACCAAAGCCAACAACAGTGCCACCTTCACCTTGAATCTGTTCCACGCAGGAACCTCATGTTCACGGATCATCTCTTCACCTTTGCCTTATCGCGGCTAACGGGACGTTTTGACTTCACCCCGGCGTTGCCGGTGTTGTTTGGATGGCTTAACTATGCGATAGAGAATAATCCAAGTCAATAGAGAATTGGTTAAATAATTCTTTTGCGCATTCTCGAGCGGATTCTTAAAGGAATTTTTTTGCTGGAATAGGAGACCACAGGATGTATACTGGATAAATATACAGTTACTGGCGGTGAGAATCGAATGTCAGGAGGTGGCTTTATGGGTGTGCTGTACGTGAGGATGGGGCCTGGGCGTTATGTCAGTACCCAGGCAGCAGATAGACAGATTGTTTACTTATTTAATTCCGGTATGAAGACTTGGACGATAGGTCCAACGACAGAAGAGAGATCTGATACTGGCGCTAAAGGGACCCTCACGTCATCCACTGAAAGATACCCATTACCATCGCCTCCGATATGATATTTGAAGACAGACAATGTCTCTTTGAGTCTGACGAGAACCAGGTCATCAGAGGTTGCAATAGCCTCTGGATCGACAATTACGATGGCGCCGGCGGGAGCTTGAGCTATGCCAGTCCGGCCCTTGATTATGTAAGCGCGGAAATGTTCAGGGAGTTCGCTAAACCAGGATACATAATCGCCAGTAAAGCCATCAAAATCATAAACCTTAACGTTTTTAGAGACGTCGATAGCCTGCAGAGGTTGGTTAGAATCTCCGTATATTGATCCTGTTCCATTAATGAGCCAGTCGGCACTCACTCCGAGAGCTGCCGCTATCTTACCCGCGTGGCGCGAAGTCTCGCTGTCCCCGCGCAGGATTTTTGAGATAGAGGATTGCGGCACTCCAGCCTGCTTCCCCAGCTCGGTCTGGTTGGTTTTACCCGTAGACCTCATGGCATAAGCCAGTCTTTCTTTTAACGTTTTCATAGCACGAAAAATATTCCCTAACGAATTTTATGTCAAAGTCTCAAATGACTTGATCATTTAAATTCCCTAACGCATAATCAGCTTAAAATTATGCAAAGGGGAATTTACATGAGCGACACAGTCAACGAGGCAATCAAGCGCGCCATCTGCATAGCTGGTTCTCAAACTGAGCTGGCAAGAAAGACAGGGGTTAACCAATCCACTGTCAGTAAATGGCTTAACGGCGCTGAGATCGGCTCCCGGTTTATCAAGTCCATTGTCATTGCCACTGATGGTCAGGTGAGCGCCTCTGAAATCCTTAATTCAATTTCACATAGATAACACCAGAGGAAGTATTGCAGATGGAGAATTCAACAGCACGAAACAAACACCAGGCCAAGAATATTGAGTCATGGCTGCATAACCAAATCGCAATGAAGGGGACGACCAATGTGGCCAATGCCATGGGTCTTACAAAGTCGAGCATCAGTAAATGGAAGGAAACCTGGATTCCGAAAATAGCGATGTTACTGGCGGTCTTGGAGTGGGGAGTGGTCGATGACGATATGTCTCGACTGGCGAAAGAAGTAGCAAGCCTGCTTAGAAAAGAGATGGCCCCAAAGTGCTCGCAACACTTTGAGGCCTGATGCGAATTAACTGGATCAATTCACAGGAGTAATTATGCCTAAGAGCAACAGATTTTACCAGGCACAAACACACAAAAATGTTACCCGCGACCGCTTCATTCGCTCTGTTAACCCGGTGGTTGGCATGAAAATGCGCGCCATCCTGGAAGAGCTGAAACGGAAGGAGGAAGGCCGTGAGTAACGTTCTCCGCATATCCGATTTTAGAGGGTCTCAGAAGCCCATGGAGAAACCTCAGCCATCAGGGCAGGGGTTGGTATTCCTGCACCGCAAAGTAAGAGAGCTGCCGTTCTACAAGACCGACAGTGAAGCCGTCCATCTGTGGATCCATCTCATCATGGAGGTGAATTCAGCTGACGGGATGGTAACCACAGAGTTTGGTGAGTATCCGGTTTCCCGCGGTCAGGTGATCACTGGGCGACATACCCTGTCGAAAGACACGGGAATAGCACCTGACAGGGTTAAGTACCTGCTGAACAAGTTCGCGAAAATGGGCATGATCACCACCCTGGCAAACAAGAAATTTACACTCTTAACCGTCACCAAATATGACGATTATCAGCAGTTTTTTGTGCCAACAGAATGCCAACAGAGTGCCAACGCAAACCCAGTAACCAAGCTGCGTACAAGTGAGGTTGTGCCAACAGAATGCCAACAGAGTGCCACAAACAATATATTAAATAATATCTCTTCTACTGACGTAGAAGAGAGTGCATCAGCATCGAAAAAATCAGAACCGAAAAAACCGTCTCTCAGCTGTGAGCAGGTTGTCGATGTTTATCACCAGGTGCTACCGGAAGCGCAGGGGATCAGGGTCCTCACTGATAAGCGCCGCAACCTGATCCGCTCGTTCTGGCAGAAAGCCAACAAAATTACCCGTCAGCTTGATGGCCACAGCTTTACCCTGGCCGACTGGGAGTCTTACCTGAGCTACATCGCCAGTAACTGCCGCTGGATGCTTGAGAATCGCCCTGATCAGCGCACCGGGAAAACTTGGCGCCGCAAGTCGCTGGAATACTTCCTGAACGTCGATGTCTACGCCAAAACGCGCGAGGGGGCCTGTGATGACCTCTGATTTCATGACCCCTCCGCACAGCATTGAAGCAGAGCAGAGCGTGCTGGGCGGGCTCCTGCTTGACGACGACAGCAGCGAGCGTACTCAGAAGGTACTATCGATCCTCAAGCCGGAATCGTTCTACTCGCGCCAGCACCAGGTCATTTTTGCTGAAATGCGCCAGATGTACCGCGACCATAAGCCTGTCGATCTGCTGACCCTGTTTGATGCTCTCGATAGCAAGGGGCTGACAGAAACCGTTGGGGGCTTTGCATACTTGGCTGAAATGTCGAAGAACACGCCAAGCGCGGCGAACATCGTGGCATATGCGATGCGTGTTCGTGAGACCGCTATGGAGCGCTACGGCATTGAGAAAACAACGAAGGCGATCGAGTTGCTTTATGCCCGCAACGGCATGACGGCAGAACAGAAGTTTGACGCAATTCAGGGATTATTTACTGAGATAACCGATCACGTAAAAACAGGTCGACGGACAGGGCTTCGCACGTTCTATGACGCTGTTACTGACTGGTCGGCAGAATTCGACGAAAGGCTCAAGCCGGATGGTCGTTCCCGTGGGTTGTCGACCGGGATCCGCTCTCTGGATGAGTTACTCGGCGTTAAGCGAATTGTGCGCGGCAGCCTGTTTGTTATCGGCGCCAGGCCGAAGATGGGTAAAACCACGCTCTACACCCAGATGGGGATCAACTGCGCGACGGTCGAGAACGAGCCGGCCCTTATGTTTTCTCTGGAAATGCCGGAAGGGCAGATGGTGGAGAAAATCACTGCGCAGAAGGGGCGGATCTCGCCAAACCTGTTTTACCCGGACATGACTAAGGATGACTACGGCTATCGCGGCGACTGGAACGGCGATTTGAAGAAAGCTACCGGCGTTATGGGAGCGCTGATTGACACCAATAACCTCCTGATTGATGACACCCCGGGTATTTCACTGGCGCATGTCGTGGCTGAGTCACGTCGCATCAAGCGTGAACGCGGCAAGGTCGGAATGATCCTCGTTGACTACCTGACGCTGATGACTGCCGATAAGGCAGAGCGAAATGACCTGGCTTACGGGCTGATCACCAAAGGCCTCAAGACGCTGGCGAAGGAGTTGGATTGCGTCGTCGTTCTCCTGACTCAGCTTAACCGCGAGCTTGAGAAGCGAACCAATAAGCGCCCCTTTCCGAGCGACTCCCGCGACACCGGGCAGATTGAACAGGACTGCGATTACTGGCTGGCCATATACCGGGAAGGTGCCTACGACGAGAACGCAAACCAGAGCGACACAGAGCTCCTCCTGCGCCTTAACCGGCATGGTGAGACTGGTGTTGTCTATTGCGAGCAACGTCACGGGGCGATTTATGACTGCGATCAGGAGGCTGCCAGTCAGCGCCGGCGCGAGAAAGAGGAAAAACCAACTAAGCGGGGTGGATTTTGATGAAAAAGAACTCGGGCAAACAAGCCGTTATTAACTTCATCGACCAGCATCCTGGCTGCAGCTTTCAGGATATCCGCCGAGGAACCGGGCTTGACTCTTCAGTGGTCAATTCCTCCCTGTGGCAGATGCACCGTGACGGCCAGGTTAAGCGTGAAGGTGAGTGCAGGAGCTACCGGTACACACTGATCGACACGACAGCCGTAACCGAAAGCGATCCGTCTGTTCAGTATCGCCAGCGTCCTGACGGAGTAAACCCAATGACTAACCTGTTTAACCAGTGCCTGGCGGGAGTAAGAAAATGAAAAACGAAATCGAACAGATTGCACAGCAAAACGATATGAGCATTGAATTCGTAACCTGGTTCTTTAACGAGAAGAAGGTGGGGTGCGGAAATGTCTGGTTCATGATGATGGCTGCAATGTGGGAGGGCTGGAAAGGTCGTAGCATCGAAATGGATAAGCTGGCTGCGGAGAATGTGGAGATGAAGCAGATCATTGACTCCGTAACCAACCTAGATAACGAACCTCAGTACCACGACGAAGGCATGGGGTGCGGACTGGAAGACCGAGGTATTACTGACCGGTACGATGCCTGCCGCTATGGCTGGGATGAAGCTATGGAGCGGATATACGGCGAAGTGATCCCATGTGCCGATGAGCTGGATTTTTCCGCCACCGATGCCTACCTGGCCGGGATTAAGGCTGATGGGGTGGAGGAGTTCGCGGCAAAACTTCGAATTCCTGGTGATGACCAGTTTTTTGACGCTTTAGCAAAAGGGGTTGCACTTGCTGCTGACGACTTCGCCAAGCAACTGCGCGAGGGGGACGGCAAATGAGCATCGCCACTTATCTCAATACCGGTTTAGCCATTCTTGGATGGGCATACATCATGGTTAAAACAGGCCAGTGGGTTACCAAAAATGCTCTGAGGCAGTGGGACAAGCGTCGTAAGGAATCTCGCCGCCAGAAAGCTGTGAATGAGTTTTATGACGCCTTTGAGCTTAACAGCCTGGAACCCGGCTCTACCGTTCGCCTGGCCACTAAAGGCGACCTGACAATCATGATGTTCCGCAGCGAGGGAAAGTCCAATGACTGATATCACCGAACTGGCGCTGAGGTTAAAACTTGAAGCACATCGCGCGGTAAGCAATTTCAACCCTCAGATGAATATTAAAACCAGAGACCTGATGGCGCTGGTAGAGGCGCTGGAATCAGAGAAACGTATTTGCGCAACGTGGAGAAAAACAGCTGAGGCTAACAGCGAAAAGCTGGAGAAGGCGCAGCAGCAAATGACTGAAAGCGAAAATCGCGTTCGCAAGCAGAATCGCCACATCTGTGAGCTGTTCGACGATAACACAGCACTGCGCCAGCGCATCGCCGGGCTGGAGGCCCGCACCGTGAAGTTGCCAGACTTACGGCAGATTGTATCTGGGGACAGATATGTCTGGTCTGATGGCGTTTATAACTACAGCCAAGACGTAAAGGTAGCGCTGGCCGCCGCTGGCATCAAGGTGGAGGCTGAGTGATGGCACTGACACACGATGAACTTTGCCAGATAGCCTATCAATTCCTCAAGCGGAACGGCTTCAAAGTCTGCTTTCACGATCGCTTTGTCGCTGTCACCAGTACCGGTGAGCAGCCAGACGCGATGGGGTTCAGGAATTTCGCATCCTGCCTGATAGAGGCGAAGTGTTCCCGTGCCGACCTGCTGGCAGACCGGAAAAAACGCTTCCGACTGCGCCCCGAGCTTGGCATGGGTGACTGGCGATTCTTTATCAGCGAGCCGGGGATTATCTCTGTTGAAGACCTTCCGCCAGGCTGGGGGTTACTGCATGTAGTCAATGGAAAGGTTCGAAAGGTTCACGGATGGCCACAGGGAAACTGTTGCTGGGGAAACGCAGAGGATAAGCCATTCACCGGCAATAAGCAGGTCGAATGCGATTACATGCTGTCAGCACTACGTCGGATGGAACTGAGAGGCCATCTAAATGAGATTTATGACGGCGTGATAGTTAACCTGGCAGCAGAAGGAGCCAACCAATGACCAGCAAATTAACCAGAGAGCGCATTGAGCTAATCGCTAACTTTCATCGTGCAATGGCACTGCCGCCGTCTCACGCTGAAATTGAAGAATTGGCCCGCATGGCGCTGGCCGCAATGGACAGCGAGCCGGTGATACTTTACCGACAGGTCAATCCGGTGAACGGAATGAAGACGTATTGGGCTGAGTTAGACCCGGAAGAATTTAGGCATTTAAAAAAATACACTGATGAAAATGCTGAATTCATGACGCTCTATCGCCACGCGCAGCCAGCGTCGGAACGTGAGCAGGTACGCAGTGCGCATGCCGAGTGGTCACAGGCAACTTTCGGTAATGTCGGCCCGGTTGGCCCGCTGAAGCATCTCAGCAAAGAAGCACTGGAAGCCGCTGAACAGCCCGGCGACCTGTCAGAATGGGCTGATATGCAGTTCCTGCTGTGGGATGCGCAACGTCGTTCCGGTATCACTGACGAGCAGATTACCCAGGCGATGATCGATAAGCTGGCGGTAAACAAGCAGCGCGAATGGCCGGAGCCGAAAGACGGTGAGCCGCGCCTGCACATCAAATAGCGGCTAGCACCAAAAAATTGACAAACGGCATCTGTCTGTATGTATCTGATAATTTGTTGGAAAGAACTACACTCAATGAGTATCATGTGTCTATTGGAAAAATTTAGAATATTTGCAAATGAATAAATCCGACCTAGAAGTTTTAACTGGGATAAGGTTAGCGGAAGCAAAATGCCTGCTACAGAATGGATTCTATCATGGTGCATACTACCTCTGCGGATACGCAGTTGAGTGTGCTCTAAAAGCATGTATAGCCAAAAATGTAGCAGAATTTCAATTTCCTGACAAAAAGTTAGCAATGGATTCACATGTTCATGATCTGACAAAGCTCATGCAGGTGGCGAGTCTACAACTATCACATAGACAATTAGCTGCCCAGGATGGGCAGTTTGACATATTTTGGACTGTTATGAAGGACTGGAGTGAACAACTCCGTTACGAAACTACTATCAGTCGGGCTATGGCGGAGCAGCTCATCGAGGCAGCTGAGAATAATCAATCTGGAGTTTTGAAATGGGTAAGAAGTCACTGGTAATAGGTCACTCAATGACGACCGCTATGGAAAATTCTGGCCAATTTCTAATGAAAGAGTTAGAGAAGAAAGGTGTGGCTTTATCCGCTGCCATGTGGTTTTTTTATGGCGAAATGTTTTCTTGGAAATATATTTTGGTAATAAATGACTTTGAGGAAAGAGGACCTACATTTGTTTATAGTCTTATAAATCAAATAAATAGAGACAACAGATCAAATAAATACCATTCGATACCACTTGAATCAATCGAAGCTAAAGGTAAATCCGCTTTTATTTATAAAATGATGAAAGGGGCGTTTTCTATTGAAAATAGCAAGGTCCGATTTTCAAATAGTATGGTAAATGGTTTGGATGTTGTGGATTGTTTGATATATAAATTTAAATAAAAGTTGTTTATTTAAATTTATAAATATTACAAATTAGAATGAAGTATCAATTTGTGGGGGCTAAGTCCCTGAAATTACCATGTCAAATCATAATATCGCAGCAAAATCGAAGGAAGAGCAGGACAAGGTTAACGTTGACCTGGCCGCATCTGGCGTCGCCTACAAAGAACGCCTGAATATGCCGGTAATAGCTGAACAGGTAGCCAGAGAGCAGCCAGAACATCTGCGCGAGTATTTCATGGAGCGCGTCCGCTACTACCGAGAGCAGAGCATCCAGCTCCCGCGCGCATCCGACCCGCGCTATCTGGAAATGGCAGAGCAGAACGCCAAGAAATAGCGATTTTCTCGTATATGCTCATTTTGCTTTTATCCCCGTGACGGGCGATAATTACTTGGTCAGTCTGGACAACTGACAACTTTACCCCGGCGCCAAGTGGGGACACATGGCGCAAACACTGCAATTTGAGAAGAGTTATCAAAACGTACTGATTCCTGCAGAGCCGGGAACCAGCGAATACCTGCAACTTATCCCAGTAGGGCAACTGCTTTGCGGTGAGTTCCGCAAGCCCCGGAATTACGCATTCCACAAGAAGTTCTTCAAGCTTCTTACTCTCGGGTATCACTACTGGACGCCTTCCGGTGGACTCATTGAGCCCGCTGAGCGCACCCTCATATCCGGGTTTATCGACTTCCTCTCATCCGACTTCGATCAGCGCGCTGCGCTCCAGAACGCCGCGGAGATGTATCTCTCCTCGGTCGGTATATCCCGTTCCCGCGATATGGCGCTGCTGAAACACTTCGAATCCTTCCGCGAGTGGGCAACCATTCAGGCTGGCTTTTATGACGAATACCAGATGCCTGACGGCAGCCGTCGTCGTGTCGCAAAGTCGATCTCCTTCGCCAGCATGGACGACAGCCAGTTTAACGGCGTCTACAAATCAGTGCTGAATGTGCTCTGGAACTACATTCTGCGTCGCAAATTCCACTCGCCGGCTGAGGCTGAAAACGCCGCCAGTCAGCTGCTGAGCTTTGCGGGGTGATGGCTATGCAATGTCTTCTCGCCAAAGTCATGGAGCGCGGCATCTTCCGCGTACCGGCGCGCCGCAAGCGCAAAGTCGAAGTTAAGCCTTCCGATATCCCCACCTTTCACTATACGGCTCACCTGGCAGATGTCCGCTGGCTGCGCCGCGCTGCCCGGAGGAAAAGCCATGGCTGATTTACGTAAAGCAGCTCGCGGTCGCGAATGTCAGGTTCGCATCCCGGGCGTCTGCAACGGTAACCCTGAAACCACGGTATTGGCCCATATCCGCATTGCTGGATTGTGCGGGACCGGGATTAAGCCGCCTGATCTGATCGCCGCTATCGCCTGTTCATCCTGTCACGATGAAATAGACCGCCGCACGCGCCTGGTAGATGCGGAGTATGCGAAAGAGTGCGCACTGGAGGGAATGGCCCGAACGCAGGTTATCTGGATGAAAGAGGGGTTGATAAAAGCATGAACCAATATCGCATTTCATTACCCTGGCCGCCAAGCAACAACCGCTACTACCGACACAATCGCGGGCGCACACACATCAGCGCGGAAGGGCAGGCATACCGCGACAGCGTCGCCAGAATCATCAAAGACTCGATGCTTGATATCGACCTGGCCACACCACTGAAAATCCGTATTGAGTGCCACATGCCGGATCGCCGGCGCCGTGACCTGGACAACCTGCAAAAGGCTGCATTCGATGCTCTGACGAAATCGGGTTTCTGGCTCGATGACCAGCAGGTTGACTACTACAGCGTGAAGAGAATGCCTGTCGTCAAAGGTGGGCGGCTTGAGCTGACCATTACCGAAATGGAGGCCGCATGAGCCGGGACGTTATCGAACGCATCCGCGACCGCTGGCAAAAGCTCCGCCTCTGCCGGCACCGCGGCACCGTACTGGTTGACTACCGCATACTGAGAAATTTCGTTCGCATCTATCAGACCCTGGGAGAGACAGCATGAAACTGGAATTAACCAACGAACAGCACCAGTGGATAGATCAGTGGCTCCAGCTTTGGGGCGCATGGTGCCAGACAGGGAAGATAGACAAGGCGATGATAAATATGATTGCCAAGTTCATGGCCACGGTTGAACCGCAAGCACCATCAAGGCCTGTATGCAGCGATGATGATGGGTTGCTGATTGATGCCGTAATCCGACATTACCTGAAAAACGTAGATGAGAACGCATGGAAAGTAATTTTTGCCTATTACGTCTGCAACTCAAGCGAGATAAGGATCGCCTCATGGCAGCATGCCGTGAGCAAACCTCGCCTAATGAAGACCCGCGCCGGAAACCAGTATAAGCACCCGAGCATTTCAACCATCCGCCGGGAAGTGAAGCAGGTTATCAACGCGGCGCTCTTTTGCCTGTACCAGCCGCTGCAAAATGCGTTTAACGATCGCGAAAGCGTGAGGAAAATTGCAAAAAATAGTCATAACGTGCTTGCATTTCAATGAACAAATGAGCAATATATTTAGTGTAGGTTGCCGTATTTGCGTTTGACCTATCAGAACACCGAGCCTCGCCATCGTGCGGGGCTTTTTTGTATCTGCAATCCGGTCAGGGCTCTTGGGTAGAGACGTGCCGCACGACACGACGACACCCGCCGCGCAAGAGCCCTGAACCAGATTGAGGGTCGATCGTATCAAGGTAATTACGGCAGGCTGTTAACCTGCTTATCGTGGTTCGATTCCACGTCGTCCCGACAGATATTCCGCAAGTCGGACATGAAGACCTGCAAATGATTGCGAATCAGCAGGCCACGCCCGGGAAGGGCGTGATGTCAAAAGCTACCCCTCCCGGAAGCTCCGTTAGGAGCATAACCCCGGCCGGAGTAGCGCTCTATAAAACCTTAAGGAATCCTGACCTGCCAAAAATGGTAGGTTTCTCGATTGTTAATTTAAGGTAAAAAGTTTCCGTGAAGTTACCCGGTCAACCTCCAGACTGGGGCGGAAGTTGTCAGCCAGAGATGGAATTAAAAGACCGCAGACCGCGGTATGGCAAGCTAACGGTCTTCCGAAGCAATTCGGCTTCACTCACGTTTCTTTGTACTAAACATACTTTTGCCTGCTCGCTGCAGGCTTTTTTCATCAATGACCTGTTTAACCATATGATGTGAATATGGTATTTGACTGCACAATCAGATTGATAATAAATTGTTTATGTGGTGAATCCCCCTATGCGGAGGGGCGACCAGTCACTTACAGTGATCTGTAAATGCAGCGCGGGCCATGTCGACTGGGACATGCTCACCGGGAGGCACCCGGCACCATAATGCAATGCTACATAAGCTATTTGATAGTGGGGTTGCCGTTTCGGCTTCTCCAGCTATGTTTAAAAGGTAGTAACGGAAAACGAGCGCTCTCCTGGTAAATCGGAAGCTCGGACTATTAGGTGCGCCTCGAACCGTTGAAGAATCAGTATTTCCTACCTTCTGCCCGCCCCTCTGAGCGGGCTTTTTTTCGCCTAATTCAGGCAAAACCATAAAGCATTAAGGGCTGCGCTATTTCGCGGCCTTTTTCATTTCAGGGTCAGAAGCACAGCGGTTGTGCGTTCGGCTGTTAACCGAATGGTCGAAGGTTCGAATCCTTCCTGTCCCGCCAAATTAGCGCCATTAGCTCAACCGGAGAGAGCAATAGCCTTCTAAGCTATCGGTTTCAGGTTCGAGTCCTGAATGGTGCGCCAGATAATGGCCTGACCTGATGACGGGCTCATAATCCAATCCATCAGGGCGTTGTTGGCGCAACGCAACAGGCTGCCATATCCCTCTACCTTGGGACCATTACGGCTACCGCGCCGTCGCTTTTACCCTTGGTATTTCTTCCCGCCTTGAGCGGGTTTTTTATTTTCAGGGTCGCGGGAATCACACTCGGCGCTTTGTTGGTAAATCAGCCCGACGGCCCTGAACCTTTTACTGACTACAGATAGCACCCCGAACATTATCGGAGGTGGAGACTATGAAAATGCCTGACAAAATCTTTTCGGCGGCCTCGTACTGCTCGTCAGGCGGCCTGATATGTACCGGGCTGGCAAGGTCCTATGACTGGTTTCATGGCCTTGACTGGAATTTTATTGCCCTGGCCAGTGGCGTGATAATCGGTGTAGCGACTTACCTGACCAATCTCTACTTTAAGCGCCGCTGGACGAAGATGTATCAGCAGTCCCTCGATCGTGGTTATGGTGGCCCGCCACCGCAGGATGAATAGCGATGGCTAACCTGAAAACAAAACTCAGCGCGGCCATGCTGGCACTTATCGCCGCTGGCGCATCTGCTCCCGTTCTCATGGATCAGTTCCTGAATGAGAAAGAGGGCAATAGCCTCACGTCATACCGCGATGGCGCCGGTATCTGGACGATATGTCGTGGAGCGACCCGGGTAGATGGAAGACCTGTAACGCAGGGAATGAAGTTAACCCAGGCCAAATGCGATCAGGTAAATGCCGTCGAGCGCAATAAAGCGCTGGCATGGGTTGATCAGAATGTGCGTGTTCATCTTACACCTCCGCAGAAGGTCGGGATTGCCAGTTTTTGCCCCTATAACATCGGGCCCGGTAAGTGCTTCCCTTCAACCTTCTACCGCAGGCTGAATGCCGGTGACCGTAAAGGCGCCTGCGCTGAAATTCGCCGGTGGATTTTTGATGGCGGAAAAGATTGCCGCGTGCGTTCCAACAATTGTTACGGCCAGGTCTCTCGCCGTGATCAGGAAAGCGCACTGGCATGTTGGGGGATAGATGAATGAGCCGATTAGCAGCCATTATCAGCGCCATTATGATCTGCCTGGTTGTTTGCCTTGGGTGGCTGGTAATGCATTACCACAACGCTGCTGCTGAGCAGAAAACCCGAGCCGATGGCGCCGAGCAGCAGGTAAACGCAGCACAGGCGATCACATCCAACGTTCTGACCACCATGACCATCTTCAACACCATCTCCGAGGCCAATCAGCATGCAAAAGAGCAGATCGCACTGGACGCATCGGGAGCCTCGGCTGATATCCGGGTTGCTGTTGCGAATGATGATTGCACTAATCGCCCTGTGCCTGCTGGCGCAGTTAAGCGGATGCAACAATTCGCGAACGGTCTACGTCAAAGTGCCGGTGGTCCCGTTACCGGCCAGCCTGACGGCTGACACCCCGCAACCGGAAATCCCTGACAACCTGACGTGGGGCCAGAGCCTGGATTTAAACGTCAGTCTGCTATCAGCGCTGGGGCAGTGCAACCGTGATAAGGCTGACATCAGGCAAGCAGAATCAAAACGTCAGTAGGGCATTACAGAGCCACTTCCAGAGGTGGCTCGATAATGTCACAACGAGGTAAAGACTATGGCAAAACCGGACTGGGGAGCACTGCAACACCAGTTCCTCGCCGAGCATGCCAAAACAGGAATATCCCCGAAAGACTGGTGCGCAGCGCAGGGACTGAATTATTCATCTGCGAAACGCTATATCAAAGTAACGCCTTACGGTGCGAATTCGCAAAAAAAACTGCGAACAAATCTGCGAATTCGCAGAAGGAGAAAGGCGGGGCCAGTAAAAACGGGAAGGTGAAAAAAACCAGCCCGACACAGGCCCCCACTCAAAATCTCCAGAAACGAAACCGATACGCGGATCACGCACTGCTCCGCCGACGAACGCCTTCCAGCCTGGCAACCAGAACGCATTAAAGCATGGTGGCTACGGCCGCCGGATGCTGCTCTCTGACGCTATCACCGAAGATGCCCAGATGCTCACGCTTGACGATGAGCTTTTCTGGCTGCGTGCGGCGAGCCTGACTACCAAAAGGTAGGTTACTTAACCGTAAGCATGGCATTAGCCAGAATTTGAAGCATGAGCCTGTAAAGAGATAACGGAGTAACGAATTAGCAAGCCTGATTGGGAGGCCATCGAATCGATAAAAAGACCGGCTTCGATGGCAAAAATAATTTAGCTCAGGTCGGCAACGTAGTTGGTAGCTTCTCGGTTCGTGATGCTAAATTATGAAGCCAAAATTCCAGCCAACTCATCTTTCGAACCGGCTATACGGTTTTGATTAGACCAAGCGATTAAGTAATAACCATTGCTTTTCGCGAGCATGATTTGTATTGCATTAATGGTTATGTAGTAACTGTCCAAGAATAATTACCTCATTGTTAGGAAGAATAATGGCACTCACCGACAAGCAAGAGATGTTCTGTCGCGAGTACCTCATCGATTTAAACGCCACGCAAGCGGCTATTCGGGCGGGGTACAGCGAAAAGACTGCTAACCGCACCGCATCCGAAAACCTGTCAAAACCTGACATCCAGTCAAGAATTGCTGAACTCAAAGCGCAGCGCAATGGTCTGGTTGGTGTAAATGCGACATACGTCCTGAATCGTCTTGTTGAGATAGACCAGATGGACGTGCTCGACATCCTGACCTCGACTGGAGAGCTAAAACCAGTAACGCAATGGCCAAAGGTCTGGAGGACGACACTCTCCGGGCTGGATGTCATCGAGATGGCGGCAGAGGGAAACACTACCGCGCTGCTTAAGAAGATTAAGTGGCCTGATAAGGTGAAGAACCTGGAGCTGATTGGTAAGCATATCGACGTCCAGGCGTTTCGCGAGCAAGTGAAAACAGAGCACGTCGTTGAATCAATTTCTGAACTGATGGATTCCTTGTCTCAGGGGGCGTAATGAAGCCTGAGCATCTCAAGCTGCTAGCTGATAAAGACTGGCGGCTGAACAATCTTTACTGGATCACCGACAAAGAAGGTAAGCCGACCCGCTTCAGAATGACGCCTGAGCAGCGGGAATACTTCGAGGGGATTCACACCCGCAACATCATCCTGAAAGCTCGCCAGCTCGGCTTCACCACAGAAGTGTGCATCATCCAGCTCGACGCTGCTCTGTTCGAGTCGGCAAAGTGCGCGCTGATCGCCCACACGCTGAATGACGCAAAGCGCCTGTTCCGGGAAAAGGTGAAATATGCCTACGACAAGCTGCCGGCCGAGATAAAGGCAGCCAACCCGGCGAGTAACGACTCGGCCGGTGAGCTGGTCTTTAAGAAGGGCGGTTCTCTCTACGTCAGCACCTCATTTCGTGGCGGTACGCTGCGCTACCTGCATGTTTCCGAGTTCGGGAAGATATGCGCCAAGTATCCGGATAAAGCCCGGGAAATTGTCACTGGTGCATTTGAGGCGGTATCGACAGGATGCTTCGCTACTATCGAGAGCACCGCAGAGGGCCGGGCGGGTTACTTCTTCGATTACTGCCAGACGGCAGAAAAAGCGCTACTACAGGGAAAGCCATTATCAGCGCTGGACTGGAAGTTTTTCTTCTTCTCCTGGTGGAAGAATCCGCAGTACGCAATTGACCCGGTAGAAACGCTGCCGGCGCGCCTGCTTGAATACTTCGCTGAGATGGAGGCGAAACACGGTGTAGTCGTTAACGAACGGCAGAAGGCGTGGTATTACGCCAAAGAAAAGACGCTCGGCGACGACATGAAGCGCGAATACCCGACCATTCAGGCCGAGGCGTTCCAGCAGTCGGTCGAGGGCGCGTACTACGCCAAACAATTCCGCTGGCTCTATACCAACAAACGGATAGGCCAAATCCCGGATAACTCGCATCTCCCGGTTCACACGTTCTGGGATATCGGTGTTGGCGACTCCACGGCCATCTGGTTCGTACGCGAAGTTGGTGAGGAGTTTCACATCATCGACTACTACGAAAACTCTGGCGAGGGGCTGAGGCACTACATGAAGGTGCTGAAAGACCGTGGCTACGAGTACGGAGAGCACTGGGGGCCGCACGATATCGAGAACCGCGAGTTTGCTGCTGATGCTAAGTCTCGCAAAGAGCTGGCGCGCGAGGGCTACGAGATTGACGGCCGGATGTATTCGATGAACTTCCGCGTTGTGCCGAAAGCGGGGATCGACACCGGCATCGAGTCGGTGCGTGAAATCCTCAAATCCTGCGTTTTCGATGAGGAAAAGTGTGCTGTTGGCATCTCCCACCTTGAAGGTTACCGCAAGGAGTGGGACGACAAGCGCGGCTGCTGGAAAGATAAACCCCTTCACGACTTCACATCGCACGGCGCCGACAGCTTTCGTTACTTTGCAGTGGCGAAGAACAACCGCAAGCAGGTCGGCACAGTATTCTTCTAAGGAGCATCGCCAGTGAGCGAACAAGATAACGGCCTTCAACTGGCTGTGAACAATCTCGCCACTGAAATGCGGCGAGCGAATTACCTTAACGCCATCGGTATTGGCGGGGGTAATACCAAGCGCCCGACGCTCTATCAGGAGTTCGGTTATCCGCGCACAATTACCTTCCATGACTTCTACAACATGTACCGGCGCAACGCCGCAGGCTTCGCTGTTGTGCATCGCCTTCTTGATGGATGCTGGCAGGACTATCCGGTCATCGTTGACGGTGATGAGTCCCAGGAGGCGAAGAAAACCAACCCGTGGGAAAAGAACGTCACCAGGTTCATGAAAAAATGGTGGCCGAAGGTGAAGGATGCCGATCGCCGCAATATGGTGGGGCGCTACTCCGCGCTGTTGCTGCAGGTGAAAGATAACAAGCCATGGAGCGATCCAGTAGATACCAGGCTGGTGAAATCCCTGGGCGAGTCAGCGCTGGTAAAACTTATCCCGGTATGGGAGCCGCAGCTGACAGTTGCCGAATGGGATAACGATCGCCAGTCCGAGACTTTCGGCCAGCCGAAGATGTTCAACTTCAACGAGCAGCCGGTTGGAGACGAGGCTTTCGTCGGGCCGACGCGCGGTGAGCCTGTGCATCCGAGCAGGGTGATCCTGTTCTGCGAAGGCTCAGAGGATGACAACGTTCTGTCGGGTATCCCGCTGCTTGAGGCCGGATACAACAAAGGACTCGACCTTGAGAAGATTTCCGGCGGTGGCGCTGAGGGTTTCCTGAAGAATGCCAGCCGGCAGATCGCGGTCGAGTTCAGCAAAGAAACAGACATGGCTACGCTGTCCGATCTGGCGAAGAAGGCTGGTTATGCCGACCTCGGCGAAGCGATGGGCGACAAGGTCAACAAGCTTAACCGCGGCACCGATGCGGCGGCGGTCATGCAGGCCGGGCAGATGCACGTTCTGAGCGTGACACCCGGCGACCCGGGGCCGACGTGGGAGGTCACCGCGAACGAGCTGGCGGCATCAGTGCAAATCCCTTTCACCATCCTGTTTGGACAGCAGACCGGGCGCCTGGCGAGCGATGAGGATAAAACAGACTGGGCCATTCGCCGCAATACCCGCCGCAACGGCTTCCTGACTGACCGAATCACAGCCTTGCTGGAACGCTTCTGGACCCTGGGCATTATCGATCCGCCGACAAATGGAGAGGTCACCATTTCATGGACTGACCTGCTGGCGCCTGGCGAGAAGGAAAAAATCGAGAACGCTTCGAAACTGGCCGATATCGTGCAAAAAACGTCGGGTTTCTATGGTGGCGAACCGCCATTTACGGCTAACGAACTGCGCGAGATTGTAGGCCTCGATCCGTTGCCGGAGCCAAAAGAACCACCGAAACCAGAAGAGAAGGTGACAACCGATGATCCACTGGCCGATGACACCGGAGCAGACGACAAAGGTGGGGCTGCCGATAGTTCCGCGCAGTAAGGTTGACCCGACGCGATCAGCGAAGCAGGTCAGCGCGATGTTCCGGGATATCGAGGACCGTTATCTCGGCATCAAACGCGCACTTAAAGCGTTGTTCGACCAGCGCCTGACCGGGAGAGAGCGTGAGGTTAACAGCCATAACTGGCATTTCCTTTGTCACGACCGCGGCGAGGATGCGAGGCTCTACCAGGTCAATGCCGGCAAGTTCATCTACGACATGTCGGCGCAGGAACTGGCGGACCTGCTGGAAGCGGTGCAGTCTATTCTCGACGATTATCTGCTGGATGGTGGCGAGCAAAACCTCTGGGCGATGGATTACGTCGCCGCAGAATACGAAAGGGGGACGTTCGGTGCATACACAAACCTTTCCCAGCAATCACCAGTATACGCAGCGCAAACCAGCATCCATCAACTACTAAGTAGCCCCGCTTACCTCAACCAAATAGCTGCATCACGGGTAACAACCTACAGTGATTGGCGAGGTATTAGCGATGATGCCAGGAGGGATTTAGCTGGTGTTATTAGTGATGCTGTATCAAGAGGTGTAAACCCAAGAGAAACAGCGTCGGTCATTAGCAAAAGGCTGGATGTGAGCATGTCCAGAGCTAAAACGATAGCCCAAACTGAACAGGTGGGGGCATTAAGGCGCGCGCAGCGAAATGAAACAGATTGGGCGAAAGAGCGGCTTGGTCTGAATACTGCCATCCTATGGATTTCTGCGCTGAAATCGACGACAAGGGCCACCCATGCTGCGAGGCACGGGAAGACTTATTCGACAGAAGAGGTTGCCGAGTTCTATTCAAAGAATGGCAATGCTTTCAATTGCTACTGCGCCAATGTCCCATGCCTATTGGATGATCAGGGGAAACTTTATAACGATGGACTGACTGAAAAGCTCACCAAAGAAAGAGAAAACTGGAAGTCCACCGAGGATTAATTTGATAAAATAGATTTGCTGGATAGGGCGGCCACCCGAAAAGCTCTGCGCTCAGGGCCTTCCAGCTCCATCATGAGCGAACTAATGGAGCGATTAGTTATGAGTCAAGAAAATAAGGCGCTTGCTGCGGCTTACCTGAAAGAGTGCGTCAATTACAACCCGGAAACAGGACTCTTCACTTGGCTGAATCGGCCTCTGGAACACTTTAAGTCACTTAGGGCGTGTAACGCTTGGAACTCAAGGTATTCCGGCCTGGTAGCTGGCAGCATCCGAAAGGATGGATATTGCGCACTAAAAATTGACGGCAACGGCTATAAAGCACACCGCATAGCCTGGCTGATTGCGCATAATGAATGGCCTGACGATATGGATATTGACCATATCAATGGCATCAGAAACGATAACCGGCTATCTAATTTGAGACTTGCAAATCGAAACGAAAATTGTGCAAACGTAAAGGTCAGAGTGAACTGCTCATCTGGCTTTTTTGGGGTGCATTGGTTTAAGAGCCGCGGAGAGTGGGTGGCCCAAATACGAACTGGGAAGGTGAAGAGGCATCTTGGCTATTTCCATGGTATTGGTGATGCCGTCCGGGCCTATAACGCCGAATGCGAAAAGCTACATGGCGAATACGGCAAGCGCAAGATAGAGCACAATCTGAATAAGCTCCGAGAATTGGGGCTCTGATGAATAACTACAAGGTCGCTTCGGCGGCCTTTTTTATTGCCTGAAATCCAACAAGGATGCCCATATGAGCGGCGTATATTTCGAATCGAAGCGACATGGCGATATCTCATGCACGCACGTTAAGATCGGCGGCGTCGAAGCGATGATGAAGCAGGTAGGTGATCGCAAAGTCATTAAGTCACAAGGTCGCGGCAACGTGCGCCAAGTAAAAGCTATCGTCAGAGCGTTACACAAAACTATCCAATAACGAGGACCCAGCATGAAACGCAACCGCGTTAACGTGCTGACCGTCGTCAACTCCGCTTCAAACATCACCACTGAAACCATCGACGGCAAGCCACATATCGTGGTTCGCGGCATCACGCCTGTCGTGGACGATATCGTGATGAACCGGAAGTTGTACCCGGCAGCAGAAATCGAAAAGGCCTACAACACGCTTGAGCGTAACCCCATGCCGCTGGGCCACCCGAAAGTGGATGGCAAGCATGTGTCTGCTCGCGATGTCCGGGCGGTGAATGAATATCACGTCGGCGCATGGCTGCAGAACGTCAGCCACAAAGACGGGAAGGTGACGGGCGATATGTACGTTAACCGTCAGTACGCTGAGTCAAGCGAGAAGGGCAAGCGTCTGATTAATCGCCTCGATGAGATGATCGCCGGTACCAACTCAGAACCCATCCATATCTCTACAGGACTGCTGTATTCCGGCATTGCCGCTAATGGCGAGTCAAAGGGAAAAAAGTACAACGAGATCGCCACCAACATGATGTTTGACCATGTGGCGGTGCTGCTCGATGAACCCGGCGCCGGAACACCTGAAGAAGGCGTGGGCATCTTCGTCAACTCAGAAGGTCATGAGCAGCAGATCGAAGTTGCATGCATTGCTGATGGTATCGACTGCACACGCGAAGGCCTGCTCAACAAGACCAAATTCTTCTTCACCAATGCCTCCAACTTCTCTTTTGACGACATTTCACGCGCCATCAGCGACAAGTTGCGCGAGGGTGACACAGAAGATAAGTGGCTATGGCCAGAAACGGTGTGGCCAGACAGCTTCATCTACCGCGATGACACCAGATACCTAAAGCAGAAGTACCTCATCGATGATGACGGCAAAGCCGTGTTCGTCGGCGAACCTGTAGAAGTCGTGCGCAAACCCATTGAGTACGAGATTAAAACCAACGGAGAGAACGATCCGATGAAAGAACTGATTATCAATGCGCTCCAAGCCGCGGGTAAGCCGACTGAAGGCAAGTCCGATGCCGAACTGATGGACGCTTACAACCAGATGAAGGCCGAAGAGGTCACCGCCAAGAAAAAGGGCGATGAAGAAATTGACCCGGCAACCGGCGCACCCAAGAAGACGGAACAGGCCGCCAACAATGAAGAGATGCCCGCCTGGGCAAAAGCTCTGACCGATCAGGTTTTGGCGCTTAACAGCAAGATCAACGCGAACTCGGAAAGCGAGAAGAGCAACATGCGCGAAGCGGTAAAGGCCAAATTTGGCATGACCGATATCGCTGTCAACGCGCTGGACGGCGAGCCTCTGAAAGAACTGTTTGCTCAATGCCAGACTTCAACCGGCCTGAATGGCGCTTTCCGCCAGGCTACCAACACCCAATCATTCAGCGAAATGCCGGAGTAAAAAATGGCTAAAGACGGAAAACACGTAATTCACGCGGGCGGAATTTTTCCAAACCCGCAACTTAATCGTGAAGGTTCTGCGGCTGCAGCTTTTCTGCCGGGTACCGTTATCTTTTTCAGTGCAGCCAAGCCTACACCGTCTGTTGATGGAGCTGAAGACGCGATTCTTTACGTTGCTAACTACGACTATTTGCGCTGCAAAACGGTTGACGATGCCTATGCGATCGGTGACTGGGTGGTAAACATCCAGCCAACGCCGGGCGTTTTCCTCAACGTTCGCGCTGCCGTTGGTACCTACACCAAGGGCCAGCCGGTTTCTGTGGCCAATGGCCAAATTAAAGCACTGGCAGAGGGTGAAACCATCTTTGCCTATGTCGAAGAAGACAAGTCCCTGACCGCCGCAGCAGGCGATCTGGTTCGCGTCGTGTTCAAGTAAGGAGAGGCTGAATGTTTGTATTTTCCACCCGACGTGCGACTGAGACGGGCAACCTCGAAGCGAACCAGGCGCAGTTCAATGAGCTGCAACTGGCTCGCAATATGAGTGCTCAGGCCGTTGCTGATTTCGTATCCCGCACCCGCTGGCGTGGTGATGCGGCAAACACTCCGGTGCTGGACGCGACGAATGCTGTCGACGATATCCGCCGCCTGTATCGAGCTTATGATCAGACTGTGCTGGCTGAATTCGAACCGACTACTGAATTCACTCTGCTTAACGACCTGATCCCGTTGTCCCGCTCTGTCCGTCTTGAAGAGTCCGTGTACGAGTATGCTCGCACCGGTGGCCGCGGCTGGGCGCATACCTCCATGTCCGGCCAGATTGGTGCGGCGCTTGATGCGCGCGCGTACACCTTCGACGGTACTATGGTTCCGATCCACGACTCTGGCTTCAAATTCCAGTGGCGTGACCCGATTTTCAACAAAGGCTCCGCTCTGGCTTCTCTGGCCGATGCTCAGCGCGGCTCTGTTGATGATGTTCGTCGTCAGTACGTTGATTACGTCTTCAACGGTTTCCGTGACTCTGCTGGCAACTATATCGCTTTTGATGGCAAGACCTGGAAGGGGGTGAAAGCCGATGAGCGGGTGCAGATTGTCGATCTCAGTGCTTCCGGCCTGAATATCGACTTCACCAGCTCAAGCGCAACGGCTGAGCAAATCCGCAATGCAGCCATTGCTCTGCGCGACGTGATGAAGCTGACCAACCTGCAGTATGCACAGCAGACCTGGTATGTTTCAGGCGAGATCACCTCAAATCTGGAACGCTACTTCAGCGACAACTACCAGTCTGACACCATCCTGCAGGAGCTGCTGAAGCTTTCAGGCATTGCAGCCATCAAAGAAGATGCGCAGTTATCTGGTAACCAGATCCTCATTGTTCCGCTTACCGCCGGCGTTATCGCTCCGATTGTCGGCCAGGCGGTCGGCACCGTTGCTGACCCTCGTCAGTTCTATAACAGTGACTACGTCTGGCGCACCTGGGGTGCGATGGGCTTGATGGTTAAGACCGACATCAACAATCGCAAATCTGTTATTTACGCGCACAGCTAAGGGGCAACTATGGCACTGGTAAAAGTGGTTCGCGATAACCTGCTTTCCGGTGCCAATCTCCAGAAACTGGAGGTTGGTGCTCAGGTTTCGGTAAGCGGCGATGTCGCTAAGCGCTGGGTGGCCGCCGGTCTGGTTGAAATCATCAGTGATGACGACCAGACGCTGGAAGTGGCCACACCTGGCAATGACGCTGCAGAGCAGGCAGAGCAGGCAGAGCAGGCAGAGCAGGCAGAGCAGCAGGAAGAATCTGCCAGCAAATCGAAGAAGGCGAAATAACCATGGCTGACCCAATCACAGCGGCAGACGTGCAGGCGTTCCTCGGTGAGTTGGGTTACGCCATCCCCGCCTCGCTGCTCGATCCGATTCTCTGCGTGGTGAACAAGATTATCCCGTGCCTCGATGGTGCAGGGTATGACGACTGCACGGCAAAGCTCATCCTGATGTATGCCGCTGCGCTCATGGCGACGTCTTCCGGTGCCCGGCGAATAAAATCGCAGGGGGCGCCATCAGGAGCGTCGCGCTCGTTCGACTACGGAGATGACGGCATTACCTGGCTGCGCGACTCTCTGGCGAAACTGGATACCAGCAGCTGCACCGGTGAGTTGCCAATCAGCGCCGGCAACAGTGTGGGCCTGTTTATGGTGGTCGGGGGCTGCTAATGGCGTGGGTTTCAGTTCAGCAACGGCTGCCGCGGGCTTTTACCCGGGTGTGGGTGATCACCGATGCCGGCCAGCAAACCACAGCATATGTGAAAAGCAACGGCGAGTGGTTCATCAACTGCGACCGTATACGCGCCACAGGCGCTGTTGTGCTGCGATGGAGGGATGACTGATGTCATCGGTAGCCAATTGGTCATACACCGCGACGGCGACAATCTGGCGGCGCATACGCGATGCCGACGGTAGTGATACCGACGGTGGAGGTCAGCCGTATGGGTGGGAAGCACCGATCGCTATCCTCTGCGACTACCAAGGTGGTCTCTCTGCAAAAATCGGTGACCTCGGCCGGGAGATCGTGGTTAAAAACACGATATGGACCGAGTACGCAACGGCGCGGGAAGGAGATTACATCCTGATTGGCGCTTCGACCGATGCAGCACCGCCGGATGAGGCCGATGAGATTCGGCAGATCGTCCAGTTCGCAGATACGTTCGAGCGACTGGCGGACGATTTCGCACTTATAACGGGAGTCTGATTATGGGCGCTAAAGTTCGCGGCATCCGCCAGGCCAAGGCCAACCTCGATCGCATCATCAAAGACGTCCAGGGGCGTAAAGTCGTGCGAGCAATCCAGTCTGCGATGCTTATCGGTAGCGCGCAGGCCGCGCTTTACACCCCGATCGATACGTCGACGCTCATCAACAGCCAGTTCAGAGAAATCATGGCTAACGGTACCAGGGTAACCGGGCGCGTTGGTTACTCAGCCAACTATGCGGTGTATGTTCACGACCCGGCAGTGAAACAGAACTTCACGCGAGCAACGGCCCGCAAGGAGTTCTTAACGAAGGGGTTCGAGGATACCCGCAGCCAGATTGACGCGGTGGTGAAGAAGGAGTTGTCGTTATGAATCGCACTATCCATTTTGCTGGAGATGGCCTCGGCCCTCGCAAGGTATTTGTGAATGGCAACCAAATCGACGGGGTATTTTTTGCTGATATCCAGCGCGGAATTGTTCGGTATCATCCAAGGCCATTCAGAGCTCATAAACGCCGTAAAGGCGAACTCTACGAGCGTACTTTAAAGGGGCGCGTAGAAGTCTTTTCATGTGGAGAAGCACAATGACTCCTCCGATGTACATGCGCCTCAAAGACCTGTTTGTGGCCGAAGGGCTCATCGCGGGGTTTAAGGTACAATGGCGGCAATGGCGTGATACCGGGAAAGATACTGATCAGTTCATCGTGTTCAGGCCTTCCGGCGGTACCGATATCACCTTTGACCTCGGCGGCGACTGGTATGTGATGGTTGATGTGATCTCCTCGAAGGCCAATCCCGATGCTGCTGACGCTGCGGTAAACGCCATTGTCGAGTATATCAGCGCGCAATCAGGCGCAGATGATTGCGTAGGCGCGCTGCGGATTGTCGGTAATGTCCCGGCGCCAATCCCCACCGAAGAGGGCCGGTTAGTAACCCGGCTGCTCGTCTCCTGCACATACGGCGAATAATCGTCAGAATCACCCATCAGGCTGCCATATGGCGGCCTTTTTTAATTGAGAGGCATACATGCAAGGCTGCGCTAATGACACCGGCAAGCTGATTGGTAAGGTGGCCGTGCTCCGCATGGCTTTTGGCTGTGCTGATACGGTTCCTGCGCTTTCCGAATGGAAGCGACTCGGCGCCATGACTACCAAGGGCTTCGACTACTCCATGAATACCGTCTCCTCTGAGGCTGACGATACAAAGGGGCTGGTTGAGAACCTGGTCAACAATATGGACTTCACCATCTCAGGAGAAGGTGAGTTCCGCAAGAAAGACAAGACGACGGAAGTCGGCGCTATTGCCATCTCGAAATATATTTTCGATGAAGTGCAGGCCGGCCGTCAGCCGACAGTCTGGGCCCGCTTCGACTTCACTGGTGAAGACGCTGGCACTTATATCATGGGGTACTTCAACACCACCTCCTGGTCTGGTGATTTCGGCACCTCGGATATTTCGACCTTCTCCGGCGAGTGGAAAGTTGCTGATGCAGACACCGTGGTATTTGAGGTCGCTCCGCCGGCGCTGGCGTTTACCACCAACCTGCCAACGACCAAAAGCGTGGCGGCCGGATCGGCTCTGACTATGTCGGTCGTGGTTGAGGGTGGCACTTCGCCTTACACCTACGTCTGGAAGAAAGACGGCACGGTTGTCAGCGGGCAAACAACGGCGACCTTCAACAAGGCCAGCTCAGTTTCCGGTGATGCAGGCGTATATACCTGCGAAGTTACTGACTCTGCAGCGACGCCAGTCAAAATCACCTCAGTGGCATGCACGGTCACGATCAGCTAACAACATCGTGAATAGTACAAAGGGCGTTCTGCGCCCTTGATACTGTTTATGGAGCGACTATGACCCCCATTAAAGAATTAGGCGAATGCCTTATCGGTACCGATGACCGGGAATTCTTTTTCCGACCGTCATTCCGCAACATGGCGCGCATCGGTGAGCCTGCCGAAATCGTTCAAACGTTCTATGACCTGTGCAACGATGAGGCTACTCCGTTGATACAGCGCGCCGCTCAGGCCTATATCCGCGACGAGTACAGCCGGCTTCCGGATTGTGTGCTGCGCTATATCCAGAGTGGGCTACTGACCCGCAAAGCCATCATGGCAGCACACGCGGTACTGACAGCGTGCTGCGACGACGATATCGGAGCTCTGGTTGGCTGGATGAAGCCGGGAAAGACCCGTAAGCGTGGCTTTATCTGGCGCCCGGGCAGCATGCCGCCGGAGAACATGGTTATCGTCGCGCAAAACCTGATGATGCACGGCATCATCGGCAAAGCGAAGGTGCGCAAGCTGCAGCGTTACGAAACTAACGAGACAACCGCAGAATTCCGCGCCGCCGACTACATCATGGCGGCGCGCAACCATTTCGGCATAAGCCGGGAAGAGGCCGAGAACCTCACGATGACAGAGTTCGGCATGATGATTAATGCCAAATACCCAAGTCAGAACGGCTTCACGCGCGAAGAGTACGACACGGTCATGGGCGAAGACGATCGCCGCTGGCAGGCGATGATGGCGCGTGAGAAAACATGACTGCGGATTACCTCTTTGTGCGTCTGGCGCTTCGAAGAGCAAAAGTAGCCCTAGCTTATACGGTCATCATTATTCTTAGCTGTAACTATGAGGCTTTTCGCATTTTCAAGAGATTTTGCTAATTCCTCCTGAGACATCCCGGTAGCCTTAAATTTATAGCCGTCTTTCTCAACAAAAATGGTTTTACGGGAGTTTCGCTTGGTGAATGCCCATATCGCGCTACCCAAACACCCCCAGAAGGCTTTGGATTCTATCAACGCTATTGCAATTTCTTTCAAATCGGTAGAGTTGACGATAAAACCCATATCACCAGTTCTGAATTCATATCTTCGTTCTAATTTGGGAGTGTACTTTATGTCGTTTTCTTTGAGAGTGGCGCAAAAGGCAGCAGAAATATCCGACGGGAACTGCAACTTCAAAGGGGCTTTGTCCATTAAAATCACCTATGAGACATGGGGGGCAAGGTTAAGAAATTTCAGCATTTTTGCTCAGGCCGCACTGTCATCACTGCTTAACAAAGATACTGAGCTTCTGTTTTATGATGACGATATTGCAGAGTGGACACGTGGCATGAACCGTCAAGAGACTAACTCTGGAAGAAACAATCTGAAATCCTGACATTTGATCAGTGCCCGCCATGCGGCGGGTTTGTGTCTTATTGTTCCTGCTCACTTTCCAAGAAGCACTGATATCCCGGCGGTTGTTGCTGCCTGTACCACGGTTTTAATGGCTTCCGTCGACATTTCGCCGAGAGTCGACTTGGCTTTTTCCTTCTGTTCGTCGTTCATGTTTGAAATGGCGATCAGGTCTTCGAGGACGATCACCGCCTCCCGGTGGAGCTTAATGGTCTGTACGTTCAGGATTGCGCCCAAACCGCCGTCATCGCGAATGAAATCTATGCCTTTGCTGGTGATTTTCGTGAAAGAGTCCATTACAGATGGCAGTCGTCGGCCTATTTCATTGCTAAGTCTTATCTCAATGAGTCCGTGACCAGCAAGATAAAGTAAGTTGGCAGTAAAGATATTAATGCCTCCAAATTTTTCTGAAAAATCCTTTGAGAAGCTACTATCGGCAGATTCTGGGTAAATGTCGCAAAGACGTTGGAGTAGCTCTCGCTGGATTGTGCGGTCAAACTTATCCATGTTGATTCCTTGTTTCGGATTTACGCTCCAACCTACTCTGAAAGCGCGCCGCCGAACATCCTGATAAACGATCAGGTGGTTTTGTCGTTCCCTCCCATCCCTGCTAATCTGTCCAAAACTAACCAGTGGGATAGGGATATGACAGAAGAAGAGTGGCTCGAAGGTCTTCGTGGGCTGCCTGAAGATGTGATTTTAAAGATCCACTTTGACCTTCAAGAGAAAATTAAGAAGCACTATAAACTGCGCGATTCTGGCAAGAACCTCGAGAAGGCAATTCATTACTGCCAACAGCAAATAGCCCTTGCCCCATTAGCTATGTCTGCCATGAAGAAAAATCCTGGCATGTACGATAATGGGCAATTCTTTGCTCCTGGACATCATGGTTACAGACAATACGCGACGATCCTCAAGAAGCAGAAGGACGCAGCCGGCCTGGATGCTCTCCTTAAAAAGAAAAAGGCGGAAGGATGGGCAGACTAAAGATGTTTGGTTTGCTACGATTTTCTTACTTTTACTGAGGGGGATAGGGATATGAGCTTTGCCAGTCAATCTACGCAGCAAATTTTTCCATTTCCGGCTGACGTTGCCTTTGAAAAACTTTTAGAGGCTATTCCAGAAGTCGGGATGACGATTAAACAGAAGGATGACACACTTCGCCGAGTTTCCGTAAGTGCTGGAATTTCACTTTTCTCATGGGGTGAAAATGTGTCTATTGTGGTGAATTCCGACGGCGAAAACTCATGCGTCGTCGGTATAGACTCCGCCCTGAAGTTAGGCGTTAACGTGACAGGTGCACACAGGCATCAGAAAAACTTCGACAAAATCATTTATGCACTTAGCGGCAAATTAAAAGAGTGGCAAAGGCAGCAGCCTTTAGACCTCGGTCCCGAAAAAACAGATGATGAGTATCTCGAAGAGGCCCGAAGAAAAGCTGGGCTAATATAACAAACTCAACCCCAAAACCTCGCTTCGGCGGGGTTTTTTATTGCCCGGAGAAAAGGAAATGGCTGAGAACGCTGGCGGTATTTATTACGACATTGAAATGGATGTGCGCGGGCTACTTACCGCTCAGCAGCGCGTTAACCAGCGCCTTGATCTGATGGAACGGGGATTTGATAAAACATCACGCTCCATTGATACCACAGAGCGTTCGATGTCGAGCTTGTCACGTGTTGCGGTTGCACTTACCGCAGCTCTTTCTGTCCAGCAGGTGGCTGAATATGCTGACGCATGGGCTACTGTTAACAATAAATTATCCAACTCTCTTCGCCCGTCTGAACAACTTGCTGATGTAACTGAGCGTGTTTTCAACATCACGCAGCAAACCCGAAGCAGCCTGGATGCAACAGCATCCCTATATGCGCGTTTAGAGAGGGCTACTCGGCAATACGGAACCAGCGCTGGGGATCTGGCAAAATTAACCACGATTATCAATCAGGGATTTGTGGTTTCAGGCGCAACGGCACAAGAGGCTGAAAATGCCATTATTCAGCTATCTCAGGGCTTGGCCTCTGGCGCGTTACGCGGTGAGGAATTCAACTCTGTAAACGAGCAGGGTAATCGCCTTATCGTAGCCCTTGCTGACTCTATGGGGGTCAGCATCGGCCAGATGCGCAACATGGCGGCACAGGGCAAGCTAACGACAGATGTTGTGGTTAACGGTCTGCTTTCCCAGGGTAGTGTAATCGGTGCTGAATTTGCCAACACCACTACGACTATCAGCCAGGCTCTTCAGGTTGCGGGCAATAACATCACTAAGTTTTTCGGCGAAAACTCTACAGTAAAAACCGGTGCGGCAATTTTCAGTGATGCGGTCGTTACTATCAGTGAAAATATCGGCGGCCTGAGCGCTTTGCTGACAGGCGTCGCGGCTATTCTTGGGAGTCGCTATGTCGGCGCCTTAACTATGGCTACTGCGGCTAAAATCAAAGCAGCTGCCGCATCACGCACGCTTTCAGCAGAAGAATCATTAGCAGCTCAGGCTTCCGCGAATAAAGCAGCGGCAGACCTCAGGGCTGCAGCGGTCGCAAAACAACGGGCCTTAGATGAGATAAGGCTCGCAGAAATGATGCGCCTTACTGCTATCAGCGAAACCAACGCTGCGGCAGCTGAACAGCGCTTGTCCGTTGCCAGGGTTGCGGCTGCCGGTGCGGTTGATAATTATAATCGAGCACTGGCGGCAAACAGGGCTGCTCAAATGGCTCTCTCATCTGGCGCAAGCCTGGCTACCAGAGCACTTGGGTTAATTGGTGGTCCTGCAGGTGCGGCGATGCTTGCTGCAAGTGCAATTCTCTACTTCTCTCAGCGTGCAAAAGAAGCGAGGAATGATGCTAATGCTCTTGCCGATAGCGTTAACGAACTGAGTTCCAAATTCCAAACGATGTCGCATACAGAGTTGGCGGCGACGATAGGGAAATTGAGTCAGAGTCTTCCTGAATTGAGTGACGCGGTATCTGACGCACAAAAGGAATTCAATGACGCGACATCTGCGGTCCAGCGCCAGCAAAGAGAAATTGCAAACTGGGGTACGAATACAACGAGAGGGCGGCAGGCTGCCGAGGCGCTTGGTGGCGCACAAGATAACCTTGCCATAGCAACTCTTGAGTTAGAGAAAGCTCAGAACAGGCTAAGCCAGACCCAAAACGCTATTAACATTGGTCGCGCTACGCTAAACGGAACGATGAAGCAAGGTATCGATTTGCTGCGCAGGGATGGGCAGGAAGCGGGAATTGCTGCCGGCATGATGAGCAAGTTGGGAGATATGATTAATTTTGCGGCCAAGGCAAAAGATAAATTCAACTCCAGCAGCCTCATGGTTGAACGCCCGAAAGATGTTCAGGAGTATCTGGATAAGCTACAGGATCAGGTAACACTTCAGAGCGAGCTTAATGACAGGAAGCGAGCGCAATTAAGGGCTGAGCAGGACATTAGGAAACTCGGTGGATCAGAGGCGGATGTTAACCTTGCTCGTGACAGAGCAGCAGCTGAATTCGATGCTCAACAAGCGCAGCAAAATAACAAAAAGGCCACCAAGGAAGCGGAATCTGAGGCTAAGAAACTTGCTAACCAGCAGGAATCAGTAGCCCAAAAACTAGCCAACTTGAAGCAGCAATCAGAACTCGCTGCTGGCTCAACGCAGGAGTTAAGCCGGGAGCAGGCAGTATTACAGGCTCAGCAATCACTAGGTAAGGGAGCCACCCAAGAGCAAATTGCCCTTGCCGGTAAATACCGTGGAGAAATATGGGATACGGCTAATGCCCTTAAAGCCCAGGCTGCGGCAGAAAAACTGCTCCCTGAAGCCAGAGAGAATGCGTCTTACCAGCAGGATGTTAAAGATCTGCAAACTGCACTGGCCGCCAAAAAAATCACTCAGCAGCAGTACAATCAGACCAGTGAGCAACTGGAGGCTCAGCACCAGGTTAATCTGGATAAGATACGCGCTCAGCAAACTGTAAGCCCCATGCAGGAAGCTCGGGGGCAGATTGACCCTGTCCAACAGCTGGCTAATCAGCATGCTCAGGAGTTGGCTCTCATCCAGCAGTTCGAAACGCAGAAGGGGCAGATAACCCAGCGCGGTCTTGAACTGATGAATGCCGCTAACACTCAGTACGAACAACAGCGCATAGCGGCGCAGTGGGAGATATGGAGGCAACAAAACGCAGGATATGAGGTAGCTGCTGCGGCATTTGATTCATTTGCAGGAAACGCCTCTAATGCCCTCACTGGCATACTCACTGGCAGTATGTCTGTCAGCGAAGCCATGAGCTCACTCGGATCAACTGACCTAAACAGCGTTATCAACTCCTTTGTCCAGATGGGAGTTGAGTGGTTGAAGTCTGTAATTATGGGGCAGGCTGGAATGACCGCCGCTTCTGGAATGGCTATTGCGCAAGGGCAACTAATAGCCGCATCCATGGCTCCGGCTGCTGCAATGACCTCCCTTGCCACGGCTGGCGCTAACGCTATCCCCGCTCAGGCAGGAATAGCTTCAACAGTTGGCATGGCGCAGGCCCTTTCAATAGCCGGCGCTCGCTACAACGGCGGACCGGTATCAGCCGGCGGCCTGTATCAAGTCGGCGAGAAAGGCAAACCAGAGATTTACCAGGCCAGCAACGGCAAGCAGTACATGATCCCCGGCGATAACGGGAAGGTCATCAGCAATAAGGATATGAATGGCGGCCAGGTCCAGGTAAACATCCAGTTTTATGACCAGACCAGTGGCGGACAGCATTCATTCCAGGCGCAGGCCAGCCAGGAAGGTGGTGTTGTGACAGTGGAAGCTTTTCTTACCGATGTTGATCGCAATGGGCCAATGTCCTCTGCAATTCAAAGCGCTTATGGCCTCGGAAGAAAAGCGCAAGGTGCTTACTAAACCAAACCCGCTCCGGCGGGTTTTTTAATGCCCGGAGGAAACGTGGCAACAGTTCAATACCCTCCGTTCCTGCCGCTTCCCCAGCGCGCCGATCAGAACATGACGCAGGATACAGCCTGGCAGACGACGCAGACGGCAGTCGGTCCCCTGATAATCACGCCGATCACCACGGACCTTAAGGCGACATGGACGCTGCAGTGGATATTCACGCTGGCCCAGGCCGAGCGGTTTAAGTCATGGCTTCGTTCGCCGACCTACTGCGACCGCGGGCGTAACTGGTTCCAGATGCCGATTGACCTGGGTGATACGCAGGGCGTGCAGCAGCAGACGCTGCATTTCGTCGATATGCCGGTGCAGACCAGCAAAAACGGCAACATTGTCACCTGGACCGCAACGGTCATCAGCAACGGTATCGAGGACATTACCGAGGACTATGACGACTGGATTGTTGAGGCCCAGCCTGGCTATGGATACTGGCTGGATTACCTGATCACCGAAGTGATGCCGAGGGCTGACTGATGCCAACATTACGAGAATGGAAAGAGCAGCGGCCAGCCAGCGATATCAAACGGACAGTGGAGTTTTACCATCCGGCTTTCGGTTATTACCGGGTAGTAAATAATCTGTTCCGCCCGGCGACGTTTGGCGGCAACTCGTTCGAGCCTGCGCGGTTCAGCGTGACCGAGCCGGCGCAGGACGGAACGGCAGTTATATCCATGACAATCACCTTTGTCGCCGCGACGGAGCACGTGAGGCAGACGCTAAAAAGCTGGCGCGGGGCGGCGCGAATGACGCCGATAAAATGCCTGTATCAGCAGTGGGATGCGATCGGTGATGCATCATCCCTGAAAGACTGGACGCTTTACGTGAACGACATTTCAGCCGATGCCAGCAACGTCACTGTGACCGCCGGCAAGACCAATCCGCTGACGCTGGCCAACTCCATCATTTTCACCACGAAAGACTATCCAGGGCTAATAACCGTATGACACAGAGCGACTTTATCGGGCTTGTTAACGGCAAGCCCTGGGCTAATCGCGCCTGCAGTTTTGAGCAGATGGACTGCTGGGGCCTGGTTGTTCTCTATTACCGGAATGTGCTCGGCCTGGAGCTGCATCACATCGCCGGCTACGAATCGGGCGCGGATTTCATCACCTGCTACGAACAGGAGCACGCGCACTGGCGGCGTGTGCCGGTTGCTGCCACCGGATGCATCGCGGTTTTTTACCGAGGCGACGTGCCGGCGCATATCGGTGTGATGATCAGCCCGGTGAAATGCCTGCACGCCCGCGGGGAGTTTGGCTTTGTGCGCTGCGATAGTCCGTTGGCATTACTGAAGGTTTACAGCAAAGTGGAGTACATGGTGCATGGTGCGATATGAGTTACAGAGGCTGCCTGGCGCGCCGCTGCAGCGGGGGACGGTAGATGTCGGCACCACACTGGTGAGCCTGCTGGATTCTCTGCAGCTGCACCGCGATGTTATCGTGAAGCTGAATGGCCGAGCACTGCCGGACGATTACGATATCAGCCGGCCACTGCGATCTGGTGACGTCGTGGCTGTGTTCGACCAGCCAGAGGGCGGGGTTGGCAAACTCATCACAACGATACTGCGCCCGGTCACTAAAATTCTCTCCGGCGCGCTGAAAGTATTCGGCCTGTCAAATAAGCCGAGCGCTTCGGTATCGGTGGCGACAGGCGAATCCCCCAATAACGACCTGACCGGCCAGACGAACCGCGCGCGACTCTACAAGGGGCGTCCAAACATTTACGGCCAGTGCCGCGTGTTTCCTGACCTGATTCAGGAGGCGCTGTTTGAGTTTGTCGACAATAACAAACAGCTTACGGAGTGGTTCGAGGTTGGGTACGGCCGGTACACCATCTCATCGATCCGCTACTCGGAATCGAATCTCGGCAGCCTGGCGGGCGCCAGTTCTGCGATTTATAACCCGGGTGACGTGATCGGCACGATTGAGGTGGGGTACCAGTTCGATGACGTCGATAACGAGACAGTCCCCGGCCTGAACGAAAGCCAGGACTTCCCGGCCCAAACCGCGACCACGACGGCGCCGACATCAGTGGAGATCGAGAGTAATCAGCTCAAGGCTGTCGTGCTGTCGAACGATGACAACTTTGCCTACTTCGCTGCGCTGGCGGTGCCACACCCCGTGTCATTCGTCATTAATGCTAGCTGGAACGAAGGCGGGACAAGCGTCACACGGAATGTCACCGGCGCCGGGAATATCATCTCCTCTGAGAGCTTTATCGGCGACGACACGCTGTCGTACACGACGTTTTATATCGGCGAACTCTCGGGAGAAATTACGTCTCTGCCGGGCAACGCGGTTATCAACGCGACTCTGTTCACGCTTAATGACCAGACGCCTCTGGTTATCGGGCCGTCAGTGTCGCCGATCGTCTCGACGCAGGTCTGGGTGCATGTGCTGGTTCAGCTCGGCGCGACGGCCGGCACAACGCAATACCGGATCAAGTTCTGGCAGGTCGATGACGACAACAATCAGGTGCCGGGTACATCCGAGCAGCACGATTACTTCTTCGATAACGACTTCCAGGTGACGACCCGGTATTTCCGCACAACGCACAAGTTTGTCCCGGCAGCCGGGGCGGGGCGCTACGCGGTCACCATTGAGCGCCTCGACAACAGCAATGACGCTAACGTCGTGACGCTGATGGCGATCCACGCGGTAAACGTGCGCGAAAACGTCGTGTATCCGGAAGACACGATTGCCCGCATCACGATTAAAGGGTCGAATGACAGCAACAGCAACCGTGAGCAGAAGTACAACATGCTGGCGCAGCGGCATACCATCAGCTACGACCGGACGACCGGCGCGGTCGATTACACGCTGCGGCCGAGTCGTTCGTTTGCTGACGCTATCCTGCATGAGTGGGTTGTTGTAAGTAAGCAGGACGTTGGCAGTATTGACGTCGCAGCTCTGTATGCCATTGCTGATTCGCTGCCGGATGCCCAGCTTGGGTATTTCGATTACACCTTCTCGGATGAGAAGCAGTCGCTGGGAGAGAAAATAGCGACGATCGCCAATGTGGCCCGCGTTGACGGCAATAACATCGGCGATGTGCTGACATTCTGGCGTGATGAGAGGGTGGCAAATCCCGATGCGGTTTTTGCGCGTTCTAACATGTTCTGGGACGAGTACAAGGTCGCCTGGCAAATGTCGCTGCCCGGTGGTTACGACGGCGTGGCGCTGGATTACGTCGACCCGCTGACGAACAAGAAGGCGTACATCTATCTGCAGATCGATAGCAGCGGCATCACTGAGGTTGAGGATGCCACTGTTAACGCGATGCAGATCAGCCTGGACGGCTGCCGAAACGCAACTCAGGCAAACGACCGGGCCTGGCTTGAGGCGAGGAAAATCCTTTACTCACGCTTGACAATGACGGTGAAAGTGCTGGAAGAAACGCAGGTCGTGCGCGGTACGGTGGTTCAGTGTCCGGACATGTACGACAACGCGCAGCAAACCGGTTGTATCACCGGGCGATCCGGTGACGTGTTCTCGACGTCAGAGCGTATCGACTTTTCTTTGGGCGATATGTGGGTGGTTATGACCGACAGCCTCGGCAATTACCGCGGGCGCTGGCGGGCCTATCCGGTAAGCGGCAAGCCCAAAGCATTTCAGGCTGCGGCCGATACTTTCGATCTGAACATTTATGACCGCAAAAATGTACAAAACCCCAGCCGGTATTTCATCGCTACCGACTCGGAACTTAATTCCACTATCTGGCGCGTCGATAGCGCCAAACCTAACGGTGACGATACTCAAACCCTCTCACTCACTGAATATTCAGACTCGATTTATCCGTAACACACAGCAGTAATTACCAACCTTCGCGCACACCATCAGATTCACTTCTGAGGGCTTCGTGCGCCTTTTATAGGGCGACATGCACAATGGCAGAAGTACCGTTACCAACTCCAACCGACAACCCGGTGCCCAGTACTGATATCCGGGACGCAGTTTATGCCGGCGCCATGCTGGATAAGGTTGTCACCAGTACCGACCTGACATACACCGATCGCCTCGGCGGTGAGCATTACACCGTAGACGGAATTAAGGCGGAAGGGGATAAAGTCGTTGAAGAAACGCGGCAGAACCTGATCCCTCTCAGCCGGCAGTACATGACCCTCGCGGAAGCTCAGGCCGATATCGCGAATATACCGTCAGGTTCAGCCACCTATGTACGTAGCACTGATGGTAGCTCTCTTGCAGATGAGTACATCAATAATGCGGGTACGTTACAGCCTACCGGGCGTAAAATGCCGTCACAATCACATGTTGATACATTATTGCCAGATGCCGGGCTAACGACCAGTCAGGATATCTATGACGATGAAGGCATCCTGCTGGTGCATGCCCTTGCCGACGCAGACGGCCGCGCACCACTCACAATAAATCAACTGGGAGCGGTAGGATTGGCAAATGCTCAGATTGAATCTGCACCGGCTAATGCCGAGGCTCATTGGGGAATAACGGATAACAACGGCGTTCCATACATTTACGGTACGCCAATGGGTGGGGTCGGCGTGGGCAATACTGAGATTGTTGAGATCCCCGGGCCGCCTGGCATTGTTTTTTGTGACGCCAACTATATTCCTATGGCATGCACTCCAGGGTATGAGAGTGACCAGGACATTCCGGTAATTGGTGGCTCAAGTGGGTCAGAATCGGTTACACCAGTCAGATTGAGTGACTGGGTGGGTATACGCAGCCACGGACAGTCGTTGTCGCTCGGTCAGATCCCCGCATCATCTGCCGCAACAAACCCGCCTGTTTCAACCACGCAACCATACGGGAATCTTGGGTTCAGCACGAATAATAACAGCTTTACGTCCGATACAGACACGGCAATCCCTCTCATTGAGCGTGCCTACACGCCTGAAAACTCAGTAAACCCGGTATGCGAATCCCCATGCTCAGGGGCATCAAATGGCCTCGTAGAGCGACTGGTGGCAGAGCGCGGTCTCACCTGGGATGCACTGGGAACTGTCGTTTTCTCATCATCTCCGGGAAGGGGTGGCACGTCAATCTCTGGCCTGTCAAAAGGGACTGAGCACTATCAACGCGCGCTCGATCACGTGACAAACTCAGTCAGGCTGGCTAACAGTGACGGGAAAACATTCTCTGAGCTAGCGGTATTGTGGACGCAGGGCGAGGCAGACTACGGAGCGGGCACAAGCCGTGCCGACTATTTGTCTAAGTTGCGCCAGTATATCTCCGACATTACGACCGATACCGTTGCGATAACCGGGCAGAGTTATCCGCCTATGTTTATCAGTTACCAGCTTTCGACCCATCGGCGATATTCACGGGATGTTCCCACAGTTGCACTGGCATTGCGAGATGCTGCTCTTGATGGGATTTCCAGACTAAGCCACCCAATGTATCCAGGAAGTTATCTTGATGGGGTCCATTGCACCAACAACACATATCTTATGTTTGCTAAATATTACGGGCGGACTGTTTATAAATTACTGAGGGACAACCAGTCAGGAAATAAACCGGGCATGCACTGGTTAGATAAGATCGGAGAGTACAGACAGGGGAATATTGTTGAACTTTATTTCAATGTGCCGACACCGCCACTCGTAATAGACACTGACTGGGTTTTAGAAACTGTTAATTATGGTTTTGATATCCGAGATGCGGCAAATAATTATTCGGTTTCGGACATCATCACCAGTGTTTCAATATCTGGACCGGATAAGGTTAGGATTGTCTGTACAAGACCGCTGACAGCTACGGAGCAAGTTTCCTACGCATGGGGTCGACCTGGTGATTCAGAGGAAAACGGGAGGAAGTGGGGTCCGCGCGGCAATCTGAGAGACAGTGAGGGCGACTTACCTGGCGAGAGCTACACAGACAGCGCAGGAACTTTGCGCAAACTGCACAACTGGTGCGTAATTTTTTAAGGAAGCAGAACAATGACCACGATTATCCGAAACAAAGACGTAGTTATAAGCAATCCGCAGCTAAACCCTATTTATACACCGTTTGTCGCAGAGCCCGGATTGTTAGCAGCATGGCGATTCGGTGACGGGATGACAGATCTGAGTGGAAACGGTCATACCCTGTCTGCCGTTGGAACACCGACGCGCGGTAATTACTACATCACTGGCGACAAAAACAACGGCTACTTGACCTCCGTTCCTGATGGATTGCAGCGAACACTGGTTGCAGTATGGCGAAATAATACGACCGCGACCAATTTTGGCTACCCGGTTGGTAACCTGTCTCAAAGTGCCACCAACACCGGCGTAGGTGTTGGTTTATACAGCAGCTCATCTTCGACATTAAATCGAAACAGTGGCGCAGTCGGTAATACGTTAAAAACTGATGGTCTCCTGGCTCGCGCGCTGGGGCCTGATGAATCATATGCCAGTCGGATGAATTTCCGATTCGCGGCGTTTTCTGTCGACGGTGCGGGTAACGCCGCGAATTTATACATTCCAGCAGCAAACTCGTCTCTAATCCCTGCTACGTTAGCGTCAGGTGTGAATCTGGCTAGCCGCAGCATCCTGGAGGATGGTCTCAGTAGCTTCTACCGGCTGATTAACTGGCGTGACCCTTCAACGCTTGATTCTACGGAGACTGCGCTTGATGTTGCTGAAGTGCTGATTTTCGATCGTCCTCTAGACCTCGAAGCATTGCAGCGCACATATCTGCGTTCTCAGAATTATATTTCCGGGTATGGGCAAACCATCTAAAAGACAAGCGGCTATCACCAACGATAGCCGCCATTAACTGCATCATAATTCCATTAAAATTAATCTAAGATAGGTTTTTTCTGTGCTTATGAAGAGATTCTCAGCACTGGTGATGCCGTTGCTTCGATGGACATCATCGTCAGCATTATGGCAACAAGGGGTGTCACAGTGCCATAAAGGATTGCATAAGGTGATCTTCACAAAGCATTAATCGGTACCTATACTGTATGGATGAACAGTATTTTATGGTGAGCCGATGCTTAGACAATCAGACATCGCCGCGGCGTTCCGCGAGTCAGTTTTGCGAAACTCCAAAGGATACCAGTACCTGCATACAAAGGATTTTGTGTCAGCGCTTCGCCGGCGCGGCATTCACTTTTCCGAGGTGGAGGCCAACGCCTGGATCGCACGCGAGCAGTCTTATTTCGTCGACAAAACGGCAGAGCACAGCGAAAACAGGCTGTGGATGATGGCCAACATGGGGAGGGTGATCTAATGGGATTCCCTTCACCCGCGACGGACTACGTCGAGCAGCGTCTGTCTGTTAACTCGATCTGCAATGTCGGGCCTAACACTCGCGTTTTCGAAAGGGATGGCGGTTATGTTGTGCTGGATATTTCCCTGAAGCCAAAGCAGGGAAGTCAGGTTCTGATCCAGCACGGCGGCGGAACGGAGCTTGCCACGTTGAGAGGTAGGTCTCTGATTACCGAAGACGGCGAAGCGATCGAGGGCGAGGCTCTGGACGATGTCACTGTCGCCGGCGTTGTGACGCATATCATTTGTGATGTGCGAAGCGATAGCCTGGCGGTTTAACCATGAAAGAGTGGTGCGCACCGAAAATTACATGATTAACTAGCCTGCTAATGATGCGCTGTTATTGTGATGAGGTAAACCGGCGAGTTTGCGATCTGGATAGCTGCTCGCAGATTTTGGCATCTCAGGAGATGGCGAGGATGGCATCCTGATCCTGGAATAATTCGCGTGGCGGGTGTGTCGTAGTTGTGGCGTGACAGGAATGCACGATAAAGACAGGGATGTATTCAAACGACACGAAACGACACAAAACCGGATGCGAACGCGGTAAACATGTGTGATTACAGTGAGTTATTTAACGCTCTACTTTCTTCTAAGCCGTAGGTCACAGGTTCGAATCCTGTAGGGCGTGCCATACTCACTTCTCTTAGCGTCCTCTGAAGTCTACTCAACCCAGTATATACGCGGCATTTTCAAATATTCCATTACCTCAATGACTTCTATGATTCATTGAAATCCACATTCATGTGGAGGGAGATTCCTGTTCAATGAAAGGAGATACCCCAGGTGAAGCTCGCAGCCCGCCAGGTCGATATATCTAAAACTAAGGACAAACCCTATAAGCTGTCTGATGGCGGTGGCCTTTATCACCGTTTGATGCGCGTGAGCTGGAATGCATTATTGTCAGCCAACGACACGTAACAGCAGGGGCACTTCATTACCCGCATCATGTTTTCAGACCGATAATCAGCGAGCGCTAAGCGTGGCGGCTGTGGTAGGATACAGTTGCTGTCAGGAGCCCTCCTCAAAAATATTAAGGCTTGGGTAATATATGAATACTCGTTCGTTATATTGAAAGAACAGGAGCCTGATTTCATATGTCAGATATTGAACTTGAAAGATTTAAGGCAATGCTTCGTGATGAGTCTATTGATGACCTGCTAACCGCGCTTGCGTACAAGATTCCTTTGTACAGATTAGACCCATTAATCATCAGGGGGCGAACAGAGCACATCACAAATGCGGAATTAATCGAGTCGTTTGACCGATTATATCAGGCCGGAATTTTGATGACTGGTGAGAATGGTCAAGTAGTGAAGGGGCCTAAATGGGTTGAACCAGAGTTCGTGAAAATGGAGAAATACTTTCCGCATCCGCGGTAATAGCAACATCCAGATTACCCGAAAATAGGTTCATGGGCACGACGTAACCGACTAACTCGAACACCTTTGCAGCTATGTACTTTTATCCTCTAATTTCCGCTATCAATCCTGGATAGCACTCAGGGGGTTATTAAGTGGTAACTCATCAGCAAAGATGTGCATGCTGTCGATGACTTGGCATTCATTGAGTTGGCGCCTGGCGGAGCGTTAAACGGATTCATCAGTAGTTGATCGCCTGGTCTACCTATTGCAAGACAACGTTTAGCCTCGCCCTGCTTTTTGCAGTGATACTTACACTATCGCTGGCTTCTGAAGGGCGTCGGACATAACGCAAATTATGCATGGTTCGTTACTCTGAATTATTCATAATAGTCGCGCATTACGTTGAATATCCGCAGGCTATATACCTGGTAGACTCCTCACTGGAGCAGGGCCCGTACTCACATTTTGCGGGCAGGATAATACACCTTAAATATTTGAAGGGATAGGATACTTCAGCTCGATTTGCGGCGCATCGCTTAGCCGCCGGCCAGATTTTGCCATCAGGTATCCGGCGATTTCTTCAGGCGTTAAATCGACATGAAGCATGTCTTTATCCTGAAACCATTCATTAGGCCAGTAGATGAGGTCGGATGGATTGGCATCAAAGTTTTTCTCAAGCAGTCCCAGCGCGTAGCTTTGTTCAGATTCCTTACCTTCGGCCTGACACACAAACTGGATGATCTGAATCAGCTCATCCCAGGATAAATCCGCCACGTATTTTTCCTGATTAAACGCCATCCGGGTGAAGTCTTTTGCACTGGTCCATGAAGAGAAATCCCGGAAATCAGAGAATGCATACGGGTTAATAACCTGGCTATTCCAGTCATTTATCAACATTTTCAACCCGGCATCCTCTTCCTTAGCCCCGTTATCAATTTGCGCCAGTATCTCTTCGGCCATGTCCGCTAGCTGTTTCAGTTTCTGGCGGTTTACTTTGGCTGGTTGCAGACGTTCGGGTAATGGCATCGGGTTATTCCTTGTAAAATTGAGTGCATCAGTGACAAGCTATGCTCCCATCCTGGCCAAACATTTATCCAAAGTCTATATACAATCAATCCCTCTTCTGACAACGAGCGTCTAACGGTATAAATATCAGCGGTAGGTCCCGGACGTTCGTTACCCGCTATCCGGAAAAAATCTACTTTTCAAGATGAAAAGTGGCTTCGCAAACCATATCTGTTAGCCGACTTCTCTGTGCAGGAGGCCGCTTGCGGCCTGTTTCAGAGTACACCCAGTTGTACCGTTCCCCGCCAAATAACCGCAATCTGATAACAAAAAGTTTAATTTTTTTCCCCGCCGCGCTGACTATAGTTAGGGCACTTTCACTTGCCCAATAAGGTCACGATTATGAAATTAGTTATCGCCTCCGTAATTTCTCTGCTCAGCTTCAGCGCGCTGGCGGCGCCAGAGGGGACGCTCAGCGTACACATTCTTAATCAGCAAACCGGGCTCCCTTCACCGGGGGTGCAGATTGAGCTGGATAAACAGCAGGGGGAGAGCTGGCAGCATATCGCCACCGGTAAAACGGATGCCGATGGGCGGATTAAATCGCTCTATCCGCAGGCGGAGAATATGGAGCCGGGGGTGTATAAAGTGACGTTTAAAACCGGTGACTATTTTAAAAGCCAAAATATGAATACGTTCTTCCCGGTGATTCCGGTTATTTTCAATGTCACAAAGCAAAATCAAAAACTGCATATCCCGCTGCTGCTCAGTCAGTACGGATACTCTACCTACCGCGGCAGCTGATGACCCAAGCCGCTATCCAGCCAACGCCTGCGCGGCTTCCGCAGGCGTCACGCTTTTCTCGCACCACGATGTCCACGCCTAACGCTCGGTCTCTTTCTCTTTAAAGTGTTTAACGGCTTCGTCGTACATCGCCAGCAGGCCGGAAATTTCGCCTTCATATTGCGGCACGCGCTGGGCGCGAACGAGCTCAATCAGCAGCGCATAGGCTGCTTCTTCCGGGGCCGCATGTGGATTGATCAGTCCAGACAT